ATTCTTCAATTTCTGATTTAATCGCCTCCATTTCAGTGCTTACATACTTAAACGCGCAAGCCATATCAGCAACCATAACATTAATGTCAAGCGCTAATGTATCGTCTTTGCGGTCTGTTTCGATCTGATATGCAACGTATTCCTCTCCGTTCTCGTCAATCCCGATCACGTCCTCCAGAATCGGAGAGCCTGGAACGAGATTTACATACTGAGGATCAACTTTCATTAAATCCTGAGCAATCAGGCCGTAACGCTGCGTTTCCTGTCCATTGTATTTGAACATGGTAGGCAACCATTGCATAACGCGATCATAGCTTTCCTTTCCGTCAGTATAAACAATGTCATGCTTGATATCGCGGTCGGAGGATGGGTTTTTTGCAAATACAAAATTACCACCACCAAACCCCTGATCCCATGTTGTTATATCTCCAGCGCTTGTAAAATGATAGCCACGATGAAATCTACCATCGCCAATCAATTTAATGCACGCATCGGGCCACGCAGCATTGCCATTTGATATGCAACCAAATCCGGATCTAAGGTGATAGCCGCCATCCGAATAAGTGCCTCCAGAAACAATAGGACTCCACCCGCCGTTATTCCCCCCCACACTATCAGCATAGAACGGAGCGCCCATATAATCAAACTCAAGACCCCACGCACCAGCAGAGCAAGCCCCTTTAAATCCTTTGTTTGCTGCTAAGTGCCCTCCGTGTGAGTTATTGAAATCAAACCACTTCCAATCCGTGCCCTGGTTGTTTACGCCAAGCCTAACGGAGGAAATATCGGTTCCACCACCTCGAATAGCCCCTAACTGCCAGTAGCCGTTATACCAGTTTCCTTGCAGAAGGTTGACCCACGACCCAGCGCTACCATCTCCAGCAACGCTATGCAGGAAAATATCCTTGTTTCCTCCGTCCTGAGTTGTAAGTCCAACCCTTCCACCCTGTTTTGCGCTAATCCAACCAGCGCTGCTTACGCTTCCAGTGCAGTTTATACTGGAAGTGTAAATATCATTAATTCCGGTCAAGTTCCCGCCTTCGTCATATTGCAAATATGCGTTCTTACCGTTTCCAGACGTGTGGATTGTTGTTTTGCAAATGCCACCCTGAACCTCGCTGTAGATGCGAGACATGCTTACGCGTTGACCGCCTGAGTTTAGGTTGTCGCTCTGTAATATCCCGCCGTTTGCGCCGTTCCATTGCTTACTAGTAATATGACCAAATGTGACACCCTGACCCTCTCCAAGACCGAAGTTATTGCGAGCGCCAGCAGCATTGGTTGCGCCAGTACCGCCACAGCTTACAGATAGCGGAATTACAGAGCCTTTTGATAAATCGTAAGCACCCCAAATTAGATCACTATCGTTGCAAAAAATATACTTATTCTTGTTTGCTGGATTGTAAACGCGAGCCTCGGAGCCGTCAGTAATAAATGCGTCAAGCTGCAAATTCTTACGCGCCCCCGCTTCATCTCTTGCTCCAGTGCCGCCAGCGCCAATCGAGATAGGAACCGTCTGCCCGTCAGCAGTTTGCCACACAAACAAGCCGTCATTCCCCAACACAAGGCGATGCGATAAATCTGGAGAACTGGCAATATGATTTTCGCCAAATGTGCGCAGCCAGTTTAGATCGAGATTCTCCCTTGCTTTCTCAACGTTAACCACGTCTGACAGGTTGGCGTCCTTTCGCATTAGGTTGGTAGCGTCAAGCTGATCAGCTAGTTCCGCCGCGCGATCTGCATCGCTTTTTGCGCTTGCTGCTGATTGCGCTGCTGCGTCTTTGCTTGCGCTCGCTGAATTGCTTGCGTTAGTTGAGATCACCGCTGCGGCCTGAGACTCATTTTTTGATGCATCTGATGCCGCCGCGCTTGCCGCCGCGTTTGTCTCGCTCTGTTTCGACGCGCTCTCACTTGCCGCCGCCGCGCTAGCTGATGCGCTTGCGTTACCGCTATGCACAGCCGCATTCTTTTCTGATTGCAGGGCGTTTGCCTCGCTTGCCGCTGCTGCATTCTTTGACGCTAGAGCCGCCTGATCGTGTGCTGCTGCTGAGTTGGCGCTGTTTTCTGCTGCCTCTCTGTAAGCGTTGGCGTTGCTCTCGCTAACGTGAGCCGCTTGTGCGCTCTGATCTGCTGCGCTCTCGCTTGCTGCTGCTGCGCTTGCTGATGTACTTGCGTTTTGGCTATGCACGAATGCGTTTTGCTCGGACTGCAAAGCATTTGCCGCGCTACCAGCCGCCGCCGCCGCATTCTCTTTTACTTTCGCGTCGATTGCTTCTAGTTTCTGCCATTCGAAATTCTTAAGAAACTCAACAAACTCCTGGTACATTGTTTCCTGGCCCTGGTAGTAACGCAGAGTTTCAGCAACATCTTGCGCCAGGCCGTCAACAGTGATTGAGTCATGCAGCAGGATCACATAGTCGCTTTGAGGAACGACAGCGCCGCCCGTAGATGTTGCACGCAGTGACGTATCATTTACGATCTCGCTAATTGTTGCATACGCAACTGGATTGGTTGCAAACACAATGGTTGCGCCTGGACGAATAAGCGTTAACGCAGTTTTCCAGTTTGTGCCGTATCCGGTGATATATCCGTCAGCGTCCATTGACGCTTGACCCTTGCGGTAAATAGCCATATGTAATTCTCCTAAATAGCACGTTTTGTTAATGACAAACATGATTATATCATTGCGCAAGGCATAAAAAAACCCCGCCGAAGCGGGGCAAGAAAGCAATGGTTTACCGTGTCGGGAGTAAAGTTTCTGGCTTGTAAAGCTTTCGCTCTATCCCTTGCCGGAAATTATCGTTAATAGGAAGCATCACGTCAAGCCCTCTCTCCTCTGCGGCTATTATTACGTCCTGATCGGTTGACTTACACACCACGCGCATTTTTCGATCTCCTTTGTATCGGTGCGCAACAATCTCAACGTTATAACTTGAGAAGCAAGCCCACACCTCTTGACCTGTAGACAGGTGAATGTGTTGTGCGTCAACCCAATCAACACATAGATAGATCGTGTTGTCAGTTTTACCAGTCACCGCAACCGAGCCGCGCGTGTAGTCCTTTGCGTAAAACTTTTGATCCCCCATTTCATCAATCATGAGGATGTTACACATTTCATCATCAAGACCACCTTCATGCACCAGGTAGCACGGAATGGCATGAATAAGCGATTCTCCGCCATTCTCCAGAGTTTTTACGCCAACAGAATACATTTCGTCGTCTGGTGGCGCGATGCCCTCAAAAACGCTCAGAGGAGTTTTAAACACACCTTTAGTTCTCTCCATTACTGCAACACAGTTTTCATGCGGAGCCTGAGATCCGAAAGAGTAACCTGACGCGCGGGAGGCTCGTTTGTTGGCCTTAACTATATACTCCTGAGGAACCTTTCCGAGAAAGCGCCCCAGGATGTTAATGCACTCGCTGTAAGGCTCACCAGTTAGCTTCATTAGCCAGCCAATGCCGCTATCGTTCCCACAACCGTTGCACACCGCGCCGCCGTCGCCGTCAGTGCTAAGTTTGTCAGTCCAGCGGAATCGGTCTTTCCCTCCACAATGAGGGCAAGGCTGGTGTTTTTTGTTGAAAACGTCATTGCTCAATCCGCAAAGGCTTTGCAGCGCATCGCGCCACATCCCTTTCATGTACGGCAAAACGTCCTCTTTCTGAAACATCATATTTGGGTGTACTTCTTGCATGATTCACTCCAATAAAAAATCGCGTAGCCGGATAATACCAGATACGCGATCTTTAATTTAGCTATTTGTGCTGTTTATGAAGTCCGACTCTTTGACCACTCGCAGCATTTCATAGCGGTCGCATTTCGTCGTTAACGCCTTGCCGTTCGAGTCAAATCGCAAATCTGGACGGCAGAATGAAGCCCGATATCCCTTGCAGCCGTTTCGCTTATAGTCGGCGTGAACCTTTTCGGCTCCAGAAACGGAAATCATCCCGCGCTTGCGCCACTGCTGAATAACCTGGTGAGTAACCTTTAATCGCCTTGTCATTTCTGCCTGAGATCCGTAATATTCGCAAACGGCATCTAGGCGAGCACGCAATCCGGCTTTGACTTCATCCTTTAGAACGTAGTAGCCTGTTTTGCGCTTGCGCTTCTTTTTGTCTTTGCCGCGCTTCACTCCGTTGTTGCCATTGATTGTGCGCTTGTCAATTTCGCCAGTTGATGCAGCAATTTTCATATTAAAACCTCCTATAGCACTTTTTGCTAAAAACATTCAAAACGTAGGCGTTATTATACATTCAATCGGTCAACGAATAAAGGTTAAAAATGGCAATTCCAAGCATTGATAAACAGCTTTCCGCTTTGGGTGAGGCGGTAATCAAGGCGATTCAAGATCGCTTTACGTTTGGCGAAATCACCCCATACCCTTACCAGTGCGTTGCGTACACTGAGATCGCAAAGCGCATGAAAAATTACGAGCATCCTTTCTTTGTGAAAGCGTCCGTATCTGCTGGCAAAACCATGATTTTTGCAATGGTTGCGGCGCAGTGTCAGAGGATGGGGCTTAAAATGATGGTTCTCGCTCGCCAGGGTGAGATTGTGGATCAGGACTCAGAGGAGATCAGCAATTTCGGCGTGCCTAACTCCGTTTACTGTGCAGCTCTGAAACTCAAGGGCGTACATTTCCCCATCGTTGTTGGCTCTGAGGGAACCGTTTCAAACGGATTGTTTAAGGCGCTGGGCGACTACGTGCCGCACGTTATCGGCATTGACGAATGCCACCAGGTGGATTGGGAGGATTTAGCAGAGGCAATCGAAAACGAGGAGCCGTGGGAGCAAATGACCACGAAAAAAGGCGAGATTGTCCTGAATGGTGACGGCTCACGCGCTCTCAACAATGACGGCGAGCCAATGGAGGGAACCGGACGCACGCAATATACGCTTATCATTCGTGAAATGCAGCGCCGATGCAAAGAGACATACGGGCACGAGTTGCGCATTTTTGGAATGACCGGATCCGAGTTTCGCGGCGTGGTTCCAATCCTGGTGGAAGATAAACGCCAGCGCGGATTCTGGCGCGAGCAGGTAACGAACATTGATACCAACTACCTGATCAAGTTCGGCTCCGTTGTGCCTACAAACTTTGGCGGCGTAGATGGGCTTGGTTATGACCTTTCAGAGTTCACGGCATCCAGCGAGGACGGAGTGGCGGACTTTGACCAGAAAACTCTGCGCAAGATGGAGGAGAAGATCCATAACGATGCAACCATGACGCAAAAAATCATGGCACGCGTGCATGAGATCTGCAAAGACCGCAACGGCGTGCTGGTAACTTGCGCAGGTGAGCGTCACTGTAAAGAGGCCGCTGCTGCACTTCCGCCAGGCACGACATACAGAATCATCACTGGCAAGACGGGAGAGAAACAGCGTAAGGAGTGGTTAAGGGAAGCATTCGAGGGAAAGGTAAAATACATTTTCCAGGTTCAGGCGCTAACAACTGGCGTAAACGTTCCATATTGGGATACGTCCGTTATCCTGCGCAAAATAGGATCGCTTACACTTCTGATCCAGCTTTTGGGGCGCGGTATGCGACTGTTAAAGAAATGGCACATTGAACAAGGATTCAAGAAAGATGATCATCTTGTTCTTGACTTTGCCGGATGCATGGACGAGCTGGGGCAGCTTTATTTTGATCCTATTCTGGAGCAAGCTCAGTATCAGCGCCGTGGCGACAACGGAAAAGATCCTAAATTCTGCCCTGACTGCGGAACAGAAAACTCATTCTATGCACGCCGTTGCGTTCACGTTGACGAAAACGGAAATCGCTGTGAGTATTTCTGGAAGTATCGAGAGTGCGAGGATCAGGTAGACCCGCGCACGAAAAAGGTTGTCGTCAAAGGCTGCGGAACTAAAAATGACATAGCCGCCAGGATTTGCCGCTGCTGCGATGTGTCGCTTATCGACCCGAACGAAAAACTATCCGGCAAGCACTACACTAAAAATGATTGGTGCAATGTAAAATCGTTCCGTGTCGATATGACAAAAAACCAGCGCGGGATCGTGTTCTGTTATGAGCTTGAGGCACACGGGGAAACGTTCAAAGCTTATGAGCGTTTTTTCCCTGAGTCTGACAGTCAGATCTGTAAAACGCTATGGAGACAAACAGCGCTCAAGCATATTGCAGATCGCAGGATTGCGGGTGTTACGGCGAGCTATCGCAACGCTCGCAAGATCATGCAAAACGCGCATCACATTATGGCTCCAAAACGCGTTACGCATCGCAAAAACGCGAAAGGAGAGGACATTATTTATCATCGGGAGTTTTAATTATGGTTACTGACAAAGGCGATTATCTGGAATATTACGAGCGCGATCCGAGCGATACGCGCAAGGAAGATTCTCACCAGGTTGATTGTGTGGCGTGGTTGCGCCACCATTGCCCCCACTTGCTTTTCTGGCACACGGTCAACGAAGGGCAAAAGACCATCAACATCGCGTTGAGGGATGAGCAAGCTGGATTGCTTAAAGGCGTTTCTGACTTCATTATCCTGATTGGTATCAATGCGCCATACCCTTTCGCTGCCATAGAGTTGAAGCGTGTCAACAAATCAGGCAAAGGGAAGGCGTCACCAGTCAGCGGCGAGCAGAAAGCTTTCTTGCGTGACGTTCGCCAGCGCGGAGGGTTCGCCGCCGTTTGCTATGGCGTGAAGCAATTCAAGCTTGCAATTGCAGATCTCTTGAAGAAATAGCACTTTTTGTTAAAACCCGCTCCGGCGGGTTTTGTATTATGCACACAACAAAACAAACACGGAGAATCAAATGAAAAAGCAAATCTTGGGCGCTGCGATAATCCTCGCATCTGGATTGGTGGCATGGAAAGCTCCATCATTAATAGAGAGCATGGTTAAAGATCCGATTGACATTGAATTTAATCGCAAGGCTTGCATTATGGCATCAAAGAAATCAGTTAATGATTTTGTCATTGCCAACGGTTACGAGTTAAGCGACAAGGCAAAGCGAAAAGCTGATCTTGTTGTATCTCAGCAGTGCAAACTCTCGGTTTATTCAGAGAATGGAGAACGAGCCAGGGAGCCTAAAACCTTAAAGACAGCGGGAAGTATGTTTATTGATGGTCTTGATTATGAGGAATCTTTGACGGTTCGATATGCCAAAAAGCGCTCAGAATTCAACGGGAAAATTATTGCAAAAATGGGGATCAAGGAAGCATCAAAGTGGATAGAAAACTTTGAGGACGCAAACAAGAAATAGCACGAATTGCTAAAACGCCGGATGATGAATCCGGCATAATACACCCAACGAAAACAACTGAGGATTTGAAAATGTTAAAAGATATCTCTAAAGCGGTTTACTGGATTTTTGTTGTTCTTATCGCTCTATTTATTGTCTCACTGATAATCTCTCTTGTTGCGTTTGGTGTTGATATAATCTTTGGCGTTGTTGGAATCTTCCTTGCCGTTATATTTGCCCCAATGCTGCTAACTAAGGCAGCCGCAAGCGGTGCAGAAATTGAAGCACCAAAAGCAGAGAGTAAATCTGACTCCAGCAACGCGGCTAAATTCTACATGATGAAATAAGGATCTAAAATGGCTAAAGACATTCTTGATAACTCAACAATCGACGGTATCGAGCAGGTTGATGAAATGGACTTTCACGAATTGCAGCACGGCAAGTATTCAGACATAGCCCTGCGCTCAGGCGGTCATTACCAGGCCGTGAAGCCTTGCCAGTATTACAAGGTGACAGGAAACCGCTATGCTGGGAGCAACACTCCAGATGTTGTCCGTGACCTTTGGGCTACTCCGCGCGATGTTGTTGCGTACATGGAAAACCGCTACGGAAAATATGATCTTGACGCTGCGGCTAGCGAGGAAAATAAAGTCTGCCCTAAATTCTATAGCAAGGAAACCAACTGCTTAAAGCGCTGGTGGGGCAGCAATAAACACGTATGGCTGAATCCGCCATACTCGAATCCAGATCCGTTTGTACTTAAGGCCATTGAGCAAATGGAGCACGATAATCAGATCGACATATTGCTTCCAGCCGACAACTCAACGGCATGGTTTAGCGACGCGCAAAAGCACGCTGCGGAAATTATCTGGATCACTGGCGAGACCTGGAAAGATGAAGATGGGCGCGAGTATTCACGAACCGGACGATTAGCGTTTATTTCCGGCCTGACTGGTGAGCAAGTTAGCGGCAACAACAAAGGCAGTGTGATCTTTGTCATGCGCAAATTAAAGGAGGGCGAAACGCAGCAAACTCACTACGTGAAAATCAGCGATATTTGCCCGTCAGTAAAAAACAAGCGAGCCAAAGCAAGGAGTTTTTAATGAAAGATGATATTGCAGCACTAGGAATACTTTGTGCATTCATGATCGGAAGTGGTTTTTGCTCTTACGCGCTCCTTGCGCTAATCATCAAAATAGGGGAGTTGATTTAATGGGTGAAAGAAATGTAACACTAAATGAGGTTGGTTTATTCCTGCTGTATCGCGCTATGGTGTGCGAAGCGCTAGACCAAAACCCCGATATCAAAGATGCGCTGGATGTTGACCCCTGGGAGTTCACAAGCGCACTAGATATGAGCTTTGATGAAACAAGGTCGCTACCGCTCGAAAAGTGGCAAAACAAGATCCGCGACGACCTGCAAGAAATGAGCGACGATTGGCATTTCTGGCACGGAAAAATTAGAGTGCAATAGCACGAATTGCTAAAACTGCCCGGCGAAAGTCGGGCATAATCATTTCCAACGAAAACCACTGAGGAAAACGAAATGAAAATCTACAGCAAAGCAGCCCTGGAAATTGCACAACAAGCAGCACGCGAGGCGGTAGAGCTTGGGGTGAAAAATGGCGGCGAGTTCGATTGGGGTATGGCTATGATCTGGCTGAAAATCGCAACCGGACACGCTCCAGTTTTCAAGTATGAGGAGCGCGGGATCCGTTCAATCGTCGCAGCGATGGAGGGCAAAGATGAAGGTTGAGCAAGGGCGTGAAGCTGTATGGCAGCACGCCAAAGAAACCGGAATGGCAGACGATATAGCACGAATTGCTAAAATCTTTGATTTGGCTGATGTTAGTATTATCAGCAACGGGAAAATGACTTACTTACACGAGAGGCCGCGCAAAATGCACCGCGTGCCAGCAATCCCGACAAAAATTGACTTCAAAGAAGCAATGGCAAAAATCAGAGAGCCGAAAAAGTATTACAAAGGAGAATAGTTATCATGTGGCGCTTGCTTGTTCTTCCAATGCCCGTTATCATTGCCGCCGTTGTTATGTACGCACTTGTTATGTAATTTAAGAGGAAAAAGTTAATGATTCAGAAAATGTCAGACCAGCAGTTTAAAGACGCGCGAGCGGAGGGCAAAACCTACAAGCAGATCGCGGAGGAGTTCGGCTTGAATGTTCGCACAGTTGAGCGCCGCGCGGCACGCCTTGCTCGCCAGGGTGAAACTGACACGAAAGGCGCTCCAGGTTTTGCGGTTGTTCGTGAGTCAGTCCTGACACGGGCAAACGGCGAGGAAGTGATGCGCTGGACTATCACCAACAAAGATAAAGAGCAGTTGGAATCGCTCATGCAAGCCGCGATGGAAGCATTTGCCGAGGAAGTTCCGCGCCTGGAGCCTCAACCGGAAAGCCGAACGGACTACAGCGAGAGCCTTGCGCTATATCCGATCTTTGATATGCACATTGGCGCAATGGCTCACAAGCACGAATGCGGCGAGAATTGGGACACTGCAACCGCCGAGAAAGTCATGAATGACTTCTTTGATTATGCTGTAGAGTGTGCGCCAAATAGCGAAAAGGCCGTGCTCCTGATTGGTGGTGACATGCTTCACAGTGACGGTCTGGAGGCTGTAACACCTGCTAGCGGTCATGTTCTGGATCAGGATTCGCGCTATGCAAAACTGGTTTATGTCGCTATCCGAGCTACTCGCCGCGCTATCTCCTTGATGTTGACAAAACACAAAGAGGTTGAAGTTCAGGTTATCGAGGGCAATCATGACCAATCAGGCATGATCTGGCTACGTGCAGCAATGGCGGCGGCATACGAAAACGAGCCTCGCGTGACGGTTGACGTTTCTCCTCGCGTAGTGCATCACACGCAGTACGGAAAAACCTTCCTTGCGTATCATCACGGTCACACCGTTCGCAAGCCGGAATCGTTGTTGATGATGTGTGCGGCAGATTGGCGCGAGGACTTCGGAAAGTCAAAATCAATGTATGCTCATGTAGGCCATTGGCATCACCAGACCGTGACAGAAACCAGCCTGGGGATTGTTGAAGTTCACAGCACTATGGCGGCAAAAGATGCGTATGCGGCTCGCGGTGGTTGGCGCTCTCGTCGTCGCGCTGCGGTTATCATCTACGATAAAGAGCACGGCGAGATCGGGCGATTCATGTTCTACCCTGAAATGATGGAGTCAAAATAATGAAAGTTAAATGCGTTGAGAATTCATCTAAAACACTGCCTTACTACGAGGGCTTTGTGTACGAGGCGGAGCCGCTACCTGGCGGGATGTACAAGATTAAAGATGGATCAGGGCAGCATATCATTGCACCGCTAAAAGGGCATTACCTGGAGTTTTTACAGATTGATTGACATTTAATTTCATAGGTTTACAAAGGGCTGGCGTTTGCTAGCCCTTTTTTATTGTTTCGCTTTAGCTCATTGCTGGTTAAGATACACTCACTTAATTGTTGACATTTTATCGGAGGAGGTTAGATCATGAGAGAATTTTTAAACGCGGCAACTACCGGAACCGGAGGTGCATCACTGACAGGCGCGGCTACAGGGCAAATTACCATTGCGGTTTCTGGCCTTATCCTCATGGCGGCTTTTGGTTTTTGGGGCGCGTATCTGCGCTGGAAGGATAGCAAGGCGCTGCGAGAGGCTTTGGATCGTGAAGATATCAAAGAGGCAATTCGAATCAGGGGGAAATAATTATGAGTTTACAGAGGAGCGCGGCATATGCTTTATTTGGCGCTGCGCTCTCGTTAACTCCTCCGCTCCTGGAGGAGATCGAGGGCATCCGTTACAAGCCATATAAAGATATCGCCGGAGTTTGGACGGTCTGCGCGGGCATTACCGGATCTGATGTTGTGCTAGGTAAGACGTACACGCAGAGAGAATGTGACGCACTTCTTGCCAAGCACATCGGGATCGCAAAGGCAGAAGTTGATAAGCGCGTAAAGGTTGAGATACCGGACACTATGCGTGCGGCGATGTATAGCTTCACTTACAACGCTGGTACTGGGGCGTTTCGCAAGTCAACCATGCTCAAGAAGATCAACAATGGAGATCTTTACGGCGCGTGCGACGAGCTTTGGAAATGGACTTATTACTACAATCCCAAAACGGGCAAGCGCGAGAAGTCCAAAGGACTAAAAAACCGTCGCGCGGTTGAGTACAAATATTGCACCAAGGATCTGAAAAAATGAAACGATTAGCTTTGGCGGTACTGGTTGCCGCCTCTCTTTCTGGTTGTTCAGCGTCAAGCGCTCTGAGCGGTTTAATCGGCAGCAAGCCGGAAATCACAGCACAGGCCGGAGCCGAAAACGTAAAGCAAACAGTAGGCGTGACAGCAAAGAGTGACGAGAGCAGCAAGCAGGAAAACACGATCAAGGATTCGCAGGTTGGCAAGGTTGACTCATCCAACAAAAAGAAGGTGAGCACTTCAAGCATCCAGGCTGATACAATCACAGCCGACAAGATCGAGATCAGAAACAGCGAGAGCGATTTGTATGTGGTGTTCTTTGCGCTGGCTTGCTTTTTTGTTGCTGGCTTTGCCGCTGGCGTTGTTTGGAAGGGCAGAAAAAATAAAGGGGCATAATGCCCCTTTTTTTTCATTCCAGTAGTCGGACGTTAATCAATACTACGCCGTCCTCGTCGTGCAGGTTGTGCTCCTTTGCCGGATTAGCTTTCATGTCGCTATACAGGATCAGGAGAAGCGCCGCAATCATTTCGTCATGCGATACCGAATTTACGGCGCAGTGCTTCATAATCGCATCTATTAGATTTTGTGTTGAATAATTCATCGTCGCTTAACTCGTCAAGGTGAAACAGATCGTAAATATATTTATTGCTCTCACCCTCCAGGCTATACAGTTCAAATCCAAACGGCCTCTTATGAGAGCCTTTGCACGTCACCACGCCTTTATCTATCTCAAGATAACCCAATGTAGCCATTCGCGGAATAAACTCAAGAGAGACGCTTGAGGCGAATTTGCGAGGCGTCATATTTGCGGCTCTTGCGAGCCGCTCACATTCTTTGTGCTGAAAAACAAATCTGGCTAAGTGCTGGCGATTAAACCAATCGTAGCTTTCGCAAAACTTATACAGATCCAGCAAGAACATCATTTATCACCCCATTAAAGCAGGATTCACAAAAACACGCCCATTCGTGAGGCACACGTAATTCAGATCTTCAAGTATTGGCAGCAAGTGATCCTCAATTCGCTTCATCACGCCAGCCTGACCCAGGAACGGACGAACCTTGCGCACGGATTCGTAAATCGCTCGTGCAGTGATAGCGCCCTTATTAGCTTTCCCGAGTCTGGTTATCGTGTCGATAATCTTGATCAACTCTGCATCCTGACCAGCATGACCGGAAGCATTTGCCGCGCTGATGTAGGTCTTGCTCAATTCCTGGAACATCAAGAGCGCCTCCTGCATCGTCTCAACGTCAATCTCTCGTGACTTTGTGGCGGTTCCGTTAACCTCTTGCCAGTTTCGGATCGTGTGAATCACTGACGCCAGGCGAATAACTTGTTTATCCATTTTACCCAACGCGCCGCGTAGCATGGTGTGAGAATATTCTCCTCCGTCTGCAAGCTTTGGCTCCATTTCCTGGCGTGCCATGTTGAGCACTCGCATAGCGGAGCGGCTAACCTTCAACGAAACGGATTGCTCCATCATGATATTGTGGATCAGCTTGTAATAGTCTGCCTTAAGACCTGCATCAACTGGCGTGTAAGTTGTGTCTCCGTTGTCGTCAACAAACTTACGGCGGCCTAAGAACGATTCCTCGCGCACCAGCAGGAAACGCTCTGAAACACCGATACCACGAGCGCCAGCCTCCATAATTCCGCTGATTGTTTCGTCCTGAGCAATTACAGCCATGCAACCAAGAGCCGTAAAGCTCATATTGTTCTCTGCGTTTGCACGAGCAATTGAAACGTGACCACTATCCCAAGCTTTAAGCACCAATTCGCTGTTAGTTTTGCGCTCGCTATTGGCGTATGTCAGACCGAGCAATGAGTTGATACTTGTTGCCTCGTCCGAGATAACAGCAAAGTTACCCTGGCGAAAGTTGATTTTAGCCAAGCCCTCTGGAGTGGTATCTGAAACCGGAAACACAACGTCGCACAGTTTTGAGAGCTTTTCCTCGTACTCCTCTTTCTCCTCGTAAAGCGCAGCGTACTCAGTGCCGGAGCGCTCGCTCTTTAATTCCTTTGCGATCCCGTTGAGTTTTGCCTGAATCTTTTTGCGCTCTTTCTTGCGTTGCTCGTTGATGCGCTCAACCTCTGCAACAATCGGAGCAATCGCCATTGAGTTGATCGCAGATTTACCAGTAGACGGCGGCTGGCTGGTAACAACGTATAGCGCCGTTGGCTGATCGGTTCCGTGGTATTCCACGGTGAATCGTCCGAGCATTGCGGCAGACACGCAGCCTACAAAGTGCATATAGGCAGATGAAACAGGGAATTGAACGGATTCCGCCAGGCTGCGAGACAGCTTTCCTACAACGTCGCAATCGTTGCCGAGGGAAATCACAGGGTACTTGTCATTGCCGCTGTTAATGTCCTTAACGTCACCCCAAAAACCAGACGAACGAGAATATCCGTTTGCCTGGATTGCAACCTTAACTGCGCTCAAGCCTTGAGCCTCAGCAGTTGAAATGATTTGTTGTGGTGTCAGCGTGGATTGTTCAAAAAACATCTTAAAGTCTCCTTGTTGGTTGACCCGTATTATAGGCCAACCATCTTACAGCCTTTTAGCAATTCGTGCTATTTTAAACGTTCAACTTTTGCGAGAAGTTTCGATCCGTCATGGCTCCAACATTCAAGCGTGTCTTTGTCGAACCATAGCGACTTGTGGAATGTGTGACCTATCAGGAGTTCACCGCTCCTTTCCCTTACCTGGTAAACCGTCTCCGACACGATAAGTGATGAAACATTGCTCTCAATCACCTTGAAGCGATTTTTTCGCATAGCCGATGGTATATGCTTTTGATAGTCAACACCTTGAATCATGAATATTTCGCCTCGAATAAGTAAGCCCCACCAGCAGAGAAACCAACCTCCTCCCGATACAGAGTGAAGCGGTCGCCGTCCTCGTCAAACACATAGCCAGCAACGCCGCCCAATGCGCGCCCTTGTTCGATCTGGTAGCGCTTGCCAGCCTTAAATGTTTTCTTGTGCTTCATGCTATGGTCTACCCAAGTGCATTTTATGGTTTTTGACTTGATCACACGAAAATCATTAATATTAGCCTCAGTCCACTTGCTGCCTTTCGTCAGTTCGCGCACCTGGAAAGTCTCCATTTCAACAACTTCACCGCTATCATTAACAGGAACCATTACCGCTTTAAAGCGGCCTTTCATTAATTTATTGTCAGAGTTGCGGATAACTTTCATTATTTACTCCTTATATTTGAATAAGCTTTCAAAGTGTCAATCAATTTATCTTTACCGCGTGCTGAAACCCTAAAACCTGCGTATTGTTCGAATCTTTGTTTTGCCTCCTTTACTGAAAGCCCTTTGTTTTCAAGGGCATATATTAAGTTGGTGCAAATCTTGTTTAAGCCTTTGACCTTCATTTATTTCCTCAATTCGTTTCATTGAGATAATAATAGCGGATCTTATCGACCCGCTTTTAACAAAAAGTGCTATTTTGAGTTAGCCAGCCATACAGCAATAGCCAGGCCGCGAGGAGTGAGCGAGCGAATCAGTTTTGTTCGCGCTGATTTACCGCCTAACTTTTTCCAGCCTGGATTATCATTCCCAACCGGATCCACTGGCAAAGGCTCAGGCATCACAAATCCGTTACCAGTCCAAAGGCAAGTTTGCTTATTGTAAGCGTCGCTCGCTGGGATGATATCAGGGAAAGCAGGGTGAGCTTCATCCTTGATATGAATGTAGCCGCCATAGTCGCACGGATGGAATTTATGATCCGGCTTGCGCCATAGCGTTGACAGCTTGCCTACAGGGTTTTCGATCATGTACGGAGCGCCAAAGTGATCAGCAATCTCCGCCGCAATCTTACAGGTCGCCGCCGCCTTAACCTGGAACTCTGGATCAATCTCAGCTTTTCGCTTCCAGTGGCGAGAACCAGAGTTTGCCAGGTCAGTACATGGAGGAAACGCCATAACAAAATCAGGCTTACCCCAAAGCATGTTGCAAGCGCTCGCCTTGAAATCATCATCAATCCAGGCGTTAACATATTCAATGTTCGGATGCGTTACGCGCACTGACTGGTACGAGCCGTGATCACCTTCATCGGCATTGAAGCATACAACTTTATAACCAGCTTTCGCCCACGGCAGCGCCGCATAGCCGGAGCCGTCGAACATTGAGAAAACCAGGCCTTTACGCTCAAACATATCTATCACCTCAGAACGGGAAACAACGTTTGCAAGCAGGATCAAAGTCACAGCCGCAGTCATTTACAATCATGGTTGGATCAGCAAACGCCGCTCCGCTTTCCATATCCATATCCATATCGCCAAGCGCATCATCCAGCGTGCGCAATTTGTAAGCAACCTCAAGCGCTGCCTCTTTATTCAGTCCAGCCGCCTCCGCCTCATGCAGACGGGCAAAAAACGCATCTTGTACCACAATTCACTCCTTTAACTGGCGGCGCAATTGCCGCCTTTAAACCAATCAGGACTTACCAAGCTTTCCAGGTTTCGATATACATCGAATTTTCATCCAGGAAGTCGATCACATCTTGCTTGCTGTACTGGCGCAGCGTGCAGCGCGGCGACGTTCCAACGGTGTAGCAACCTTTCCCCTCTGTGATGGTCACTTGCTTGATTTTCTCACCTGGGATATCGCACTTGATGATTACGCGGTGATGGCTATCAAGGGTTTTCATGATGTTTTCGGTTTTGAGTTTCATTCGTTTGTCCTCGCTCGTTGTCGATGGCGCTACTATACCAGGCAGAAGCGCCGGAGTTTTAACAAAAAGTGCTATCAGTTCCAGAATGAGTGGCGGGGCGCACGTTTACCATCACCGCCGTAGTGGTCATTGGCTACCGCAATCATCCAGGCGTTAGCGAATATCAGCAGACGCATAAATCACTCCTTTAATCTTCTTGATCTCGTCAATAAGCTCTTGCTCGTCGTGAATCATGGCTGGCGAGCACTCCCAGCAAGCGGAGGGAAGTTTCTTGTTCTTGCCCTTGATCAGAAATCCGCCCATCAACTCCCAATTGCAGATAAGGCGATCATCGCGCATATCGTACAGGTTGAACAGGTTGCGACGCTCGCCGCTAACGTAAATCTTCATCCCATTGTTGCGGCAGAATCCGCGTAATTCTTTCGTTACTCGCATTATTCACTCTCCAGTACAGTAAAAGGTTCCAGGCGCTCCAGCACAACTTTGAAGTCGGCAAAGAATGTCGGCCTACGTTCGGTTAACTCCGTATAGGTGTCGGTCGCCAGCGTTGCGCGATCACCTTCATAGCACACTACACGCTTTCCATCTGCGCGGCTGATTGCCACCACGCGATATGTGTTTTTGATCATGCGTTATCTCCTGATTGGTTTAGTTCTTAATCCGGCTCATGCGATCCATTTCACGATACCAGATAATCAAATCTTCAAGCGCCAGGAACAAATCAGCTTTCTTTGTCTCCTTGATGATGTCACAAACCAGGTTGATATCACACTCCAGAACGCCCAGGTACTCGCCATACTGACGGCAACCTTCAATATTGTCCGCCTTGCTTGTGCGGCGATTGTTGCGCTGCGCACGGCAAATCAGGCTGATGATGTTGCTGGTTTCTTTGCTGGTGATGTGATAGGTCATTTCGTTTTCCTCAGTTCGTTTCGATGAATGCATTATGCCGAAATCAGATCAGCCTTTTTTAGCAAAAAGTGCTATTTAATCGGTAGTCAGTGATTTTGATGATTGCTTGACCAGTTTTGTAAGGTTGTTTTTGATGCCCGTCAACTTTTGTGTGATTGTGATGATTGTTGATTAGATTTGATTGGATTTGATTGTGGGAATCAGCACGGTCTGACGATGCCGTTTTTGCGCTCCAGAGAACTCCACTCTGTTATTTTCTGTTTACACTCGTTTCCTCTTGTTACCGAAAGTACGGTGGCGTAGTTTGTTCGCGTTTTTCGCGTAGCAGAAACAAAAAAAACTTTTAATCACCCTATAAACAACTAATAAAATCAATAGTTTATTTTATATATATTATATTTGTTTTCACTACGTTATACTTGTTCCATATGGTATGGGGTGGTTATGGGATTTTATTATTGGTGGTATTGGTTAATTTATAGGCATGTTCCGCTCAGGATGTGTGCGATTCATCATTTCGTTGTGGTTGTCTTGGGTGACATATACATATTCATTATGGCCTCCGAAAAAACTGTAACAGCTGTAACATGCAAAAAACAGGTTTTATCATCATGTAAATCAGCAACTTACGACAAATTTTGTTTTTCGGCTCAAAAAAAACTTGTGGAAACCGATTGTAACATGCATAATGCACCCCGAAACGAACAAACGGAGGTAAAACGATGTCAGATCAATCATTTGGCGACCAGTTGCGTGCAGCAGCGCGAATGCTGGCGAGTGGAGAGCGTGATGAAATTATCATGACCGACTACCAGTTACAGCAAGCGTCCGGCAAGGAGAAAATCAACCCAAGCCATATCCGTACAACTATGGCGCGAGAGGTTCGCACCCTGGGAGCTATCAGCGTGAAGCGCATCACGGATCCGGTTGGCTACGTTTGCACTTTCAACCCTGACCCGAAAAAGCGAGCGATTGCCAGCGACGAGCTACCAGCAATCAAGGCGCGCGCGGCTAACAAGGCGCTGAAAGCGATTGCAGACGTGATGCCAAATCTCACAGACCTGGAGGGCGAGCAGTTGCAGGGCGCTATCATTGCAGTGCAGCGCTACCAGGATTTAATCAAGAAGCAAATCAACGAGGAGGTTTAATTATGTGCAACGAGAAAATCGATCAGCTTGTGGACGAAATCATTGAGACGCACGACCGCGCCGGATTCAACTCTATCTTTATGGTATGCCCTGACGCGTGCGGCGTGACTGAAAGCGAGCTTAAAGAAGCGGTTGAGCAGGTGGAGTCCGTGCTCCGAACCGATAACCCTGGTGACGAAATCTTTGCGGCCTTGACTGCTTGCGACGGTGGCGGAGTGTTTGCTCTATCATTCATCAATGCGAATACGATCTTGACCATCTGATTGGTGAATAGCACTTTTTGCTAAAACTGCCCCGCGAGAGTGGGGCATAATAGCCTCAATGAAACGAATTGAGGAGATTGCAAAATGGTTACACTGATTACCTGGGAGCACGAGAGCAGCAACGCGGTAGTGCGCGAGTTTGATTCAGTAGCAGCGTGCTACAGCCTGGCCGCTAACGGCGGATTCTACAAAGCACAGATTGTTAACGAGTTTGGGGTGGTTGACTATGAATTTCACGGCTAATGACGTAAAAGCTGGCGTGGTGTACCGCGCCAAATTCTCAGATCGGTTATGGCGCTGGGATGGAGAAACGATGTGGACAAAGGGCGCTGGCGATGTGATTTGGCATGAATCCGGCTGGCCTCACCCAACAATGACACGCAAGGACATCGCTTATTATCTGAGCACTGGCGAATTCGAGGAGGTTAAATAATGATCCGGTTCAATGTTGACTATCCAGGCTTTATTGCTGGCAAGACCTATCAAGCGAAATACGCAGCGCACCCACTCTACGGCTACCTGGCGATCAAGGTTGTAGACGAGGACGGCGATACGCGCTACCTGGCGATTGAGTTGTTGGAGGACGGATCCATTGTTGAGGTGGACGATGAAGATTAACACACAAGCACGCAACTATGCACTCAAGCACGGAGTGCATATCTACGGCCTGACCAATGATCATAGCCGCGCCCTGGTTTTCTACGATATCGCCAGCGGCACAAAGCTATGCACTTACAAGAGCTACAGCGATGATAACCCATTGCAGAAGTCGCTCAACTACAAGATGAAGCCGGAAACCTGGCAAGCGATGCCGGATGATATCCGCACGGCTCAGGGTGTGCAAAAAGCAATAGAGGCGATGGTTGCAACTGGCACTGCGCGACTGCTGGACGAGGACGAACTAGCGGAGGCACGCAACAAGATCCTCAAGCGGTCAACGGGAGTTGAGATCCTATGAGCAGTTGGCACAATGAGCACGTAATGCAATTCTATCGCCAAAGAATAAAGAAAATTCTCAATAGCACGAATTGCTAAAACACCAGATCGGGGTTGCGCTATAGTAACCCCATCGAAACGAAACGCACTGAGGAGCACAAAATGAGATCTCGCAAATACCGCAACATCTTCAACAACCTGACTTACTGGCTGGAGGACGGCGCTGTAATGGTTAGCAACGGCGAGCAAACAAAGAAATCGCTGTTAAGCGCAGGGGAGTTTTTCATTGCGGTAGGCCGTGACGTTCTGGTACTGATTGAGGAGGAATAATAAATGCTGTCAATTCGCAACTGGTTTATGCGCCTCATTGGGAAAGAGGTTGAGGCTTTCGGCTATAACATTCCGGCAAACTTCAAGCGTGCTTGCCCTGGCAATTCAAGCGGGGTTTATTGGGAAATGCCAGACGGCACATTCTGGTTCACGGTAATTTCTGGAATGCCGATCCAGGTTAGTGAGCGCGACTATGAGCGCGGGACGTGGTTCAAAGCAATGCTGGAAGTAGGGGAGGAATTTTAATGATCAAGTTTGAGATTTGGGGTTACACATACTATCTGCGCGGCACTTACGGCGTTGCAATCGTTGACCTGGACGGCACACTTTCGGACGGCACGCACCGCTTGCACCTGATGCCAACAAAGGACTTGCACCTCACAGAAAGCTGGAGCGAGTTTAACAAGGCGGCTGTAAACGATAAGCCGATCCAGAGCACCATTGATGTTGTGCGTAACCTTTGGCGTGCTGGGATGGGCGTCGTTATCCTGACTGGTCGCAGTGACGAGGTTGAAACCGACACTATCCTTTGGCTCGACCGCCACAAGGTGAAATATGACTGGCTTATCATGCGCCGCGCGGAGGATAACCGCAAGGACACCGTTATCAAAGAGGAAGTGTTGCGTGCAATCGGCTTGCACCATATCACCTGCGCCTTTGATGATTCGCCAAGCGTGATCAGTCATTTCCGCAGCCTGGGGATCACGACCTATCAGGTGACGGAATACGATAAGCCGCACGCTCATTTACAGAGTCACGGTGTGGAGGAGTTGAGCAAATGATTGTGACGCACGATGTAGAGCCAGGCGCTAGCACTGCACAGGATATGATTGCCGGAATGCCGCCAAAATCGCACAGAATGGTACGTGTACGCGGTTATAAGTTTAACGTCGCCCAAACACTCAAGGAGATTTTGGCCTTGCCAGAAGTTGATACAGCGATTGTGGGAGTGCATACAAACGAATATGTTTCTTTCCACATCGTGACGAAATAGCACGAATTGCTAAAACGCGCTCCGCCAGGGGCGCTATAATGCAGCCATACCAACCAACGAGAGGAAAGCAAAATGCGAGCAAAGATTAAAACCACTGGCGGCTACACCGGAATGAAGAACGTCAAGCTGCCACTGACACTAAAAGCGGTTTCCAGTGATTATGGCACGGTTGACGTAAGCCTGGCGGAGTTGATTTATCACGGTTACGATTTTGCAGCAGGACAGGCAGACGAGATCAAGGACTGCGAATTTAACTCTCAAACACTAACTTTCATGATCGGATCAGAGGCGGAGATTGTAGAATGAAATATCAGGTATTCAAGGCGGTAGACAAAATCGACGGCGAGCTTTCGCTTTTCATCTTCGACGAGGAAAACGGCTACACGGTTATTGACTACTCGCCGGAAATGATGGGGCGCATGATTCGTGATATCAAGGCTGGCGGTTGCTGCCACTGGTCACGAAACGACAGCGAAACTCCGCGCCGTGACGACATGCTTGATGCAGTTTTAATGTGTGAGATTGAAGCATGAAGTGCATCCGGTCAACATACGAACTATTCAAGGCAGGTGAGAGTTACCCGCTAATTGAGAAAGGCCAGGTTGGGCGGTTCACGGTGTACGAATACACCGACGCGCAAGGTTGGGTTTACACGTTCGGCCTCGACGAGAACGGCGAGAACGAAACAGACGGCAATTTCATGAAATTTACAAAGGAGTAACAAGATGATTGAGATCAAATTCGAGGGCAAATCTAAGCGATTCAACGGCGTACAGATCCACAAGGACGCAACGCACGCGGTTGCGGGTCGCAATTTCGGCACTTACTTTAAACTCAAAGGCGAATGGTATTTTACTGTTTTCCCTTGTCACGCACTGAAATGCGCGGTTGCAGCTCAGGATTTTGATATCCGCAACCACATCAAAGACGACGCAGAAATCACAGAACTTAAATAGCACTTTTTGCTAAAGACTTTCCGCGAGGCCATTGATATAGTGGCCTCATTGAAAGCAACCACGCAAACAGGAGATAAAAATGCGTAACTTCGAGAAAATCCGCACTAACAAAGACCGACGCGCCGCTGGTGAGATTGTAGATTCACACCGTCGCCGCAAGAAAACCCAAAAACGCGGGAGTGCGGCAAAGCGCATGGATTGGGATCAGCTTCAAACTAACTACAAGGTAGGCCGATAATGATCACACTACAAGAGCACAGCGAGCTAAGCGACAAGACGGCTGAATACCTGCGAAAGCTTGCCGATGATATCGAAAGCGGCAAGGTATGCGTTGACCGCATGACCATCGAAACATCAATCGAATGGTTTAAGATCGAGAAGCGCGAAATCATAATCAACACGATAGGGGCAACTGACAATGAGTAAAAAGGTTATCATCCTCAATGCGCCGCCAGGCGCTGGAAAGGACACCATCGGCAACCTGATTTGCAAGCACGCGCCGCAATATGTTGTTAAGCGCTCATTCAAAGAGCCGATGTTCAAGATCGCAAAGGCCATGTTGGGCGATTATCGTTTCGGCCTGTTTATGCAAGCGTATGACGACAGGGAGCAGAAAGAAAGAGCGCAACCTTTCCTGAATGGTAAATCACCTCGCCAGTTTATGATCTGGATTAGCGAGGACGTGATAAAACCTCAATTTGGGGATCAGTATTTTGGCGTGGTAATGGCTGAGGCCGTGCGAGATAGCCAGGTTCCGGTTGTCATTACTGACGGCGGTTTCCCCGATGAAGTTAAACCACTGGTCAGCGCTGGGATTCAGGTAAACATCTGCCGCTTGCACCGCACAGGCTACACGTTCGCCGGAGATAGCAGGGATTATCTCAATCTTGAGGGCTACCACCACCGCATCGTGACGCGAGATTACATCCTTGTAAATGGCGATCCGATGCATACGATGATTCAGATCTGTGAGGATATCTTAGAGTGATTAGCACACCGAACGATCCAAAAGAGCCGTTTGACTTCCACAAGGCCGCCATTGTCGGCCTTACAATCCTAACTGTCATTTACACTGCACGAGGTATTCTATGGCTGGTAACACACTAAAGCGAATCGGCGTTATTATGCTCATTGTCGGCGGGTCGCTGCTAACGGAGCCAGGTTTTGCAAACACGGCTGGAACTATGGCGGTGTTAATCGGCGGTCTTGTTGGCGGCTACATGGACGGAGTAAAGGCTGGGCGGCGCGAGGCGTTTGGCGGTGAAGATAAAAATCCGATCAAATAGCACGAATTGCTAAAACTTCCGCGAGGGCATTTGATATAGTGCCCTCATTGAAGTAAAGCAACCAATCAAAGGAGAACGAAATGGCTACTATCCGCAAACACCTGGTAAACGCATTCGAGAATGTTGGCGAGCGCTACGGCTGGGATGATGGACTAAAAACACCGTACACGGCACGCCGTCAAGGTTTCAACTCACTGCGCGAGTGGGCGCGATGCATGGCAGCTAACTACATGCCGGAGAACTGGCAACTCATGCCTGACTCTCTGCGCGAAATGATCGAAGATGCACAGGCAGCAGGTGTGCCACTCACTCAGCATGATTTTGACGACTACGCAGAGGAAGAGATTCTATGCTGGTGAAAATCCGCACGGATTACGACGACTCGCCGTGGATAGCGGCGGGTAAAATTTACGAGGCGGCGCTGGTCGAAACAGGCCGCTACGCAGGAACGTATAAGTTTATTGGGGAGTTAGGCTCCCCGTGCTACACAAGGCTTGAGCGTTCAATTCACATCGGCGGCAAAGATTGGGAGATTGTAAAATGAAATATTATGTTCGTCCTACTGTAGACGGTGAAAACTTTACTGCTGGCAAGCTCTACGAGATCCAGCATGGTTTCGGCGGCGGTCGCGTTGTCGTGCTCAACGATGCAAAGGAGGAAACAATTGTGCGGTGCGATGGTATTGTGTCGGCTCGTCTGGATTGGCGCGGAAAGTTTGAGCGCGTGAACATTCCAGATGCGCAAGAGGCCATGGAGTCGGCGCAAGCCGCTGCGGAGCATGTGCTGAAAGTCGGGATTGGTCGCCCTGGCGGTTGGCAATACAGCAAGATCGGGCAGGTGACTATCAGCGACGGGCAAATCTACGCAAGCGCATCGCCTCGCAACGAGTATGTCGAAGTGCTGGAGAAGCTGCGTGAAATCCTGCGCGTGCCGGATGGTGAGAACATCCTGACTCATGCGAAAGTTGTGCGCGTGCTGGCTGATGGGTTAATCAACCTCCAGAAAGCAAAATAGCACTTTTTGCTAAAACAGCGATGGGGTAGGCTGGTATAGTTATCCCATCGAAACGAAACGGAGAAACCAAAATGAAAATTCGCATCACCAAAATCGACACCATCAACGGCGACGGCTCAATAACTCTTGAAGAGTGCGGCCTTAAAATCGGTGACGTTCTTGAGGTTGACGGGCATTTCAAAGACGGATCATATTGCGTGATTGCTCCGCGTAACAGTGAGTTTATCCAGGCTGGTGACAATATCAGCGTAAACAAAGACGAGTGCGAGGTTGTAGAAGAATGATCACGATTAACCTTTCAGACGAGCAAGCGCGTGAATTGCTGAAAGCTACCGGATGGGGCGACATGATGCCCCGCCATCTTGAGATCGAGATTTTCCGCCAACTGGAAAACAAGCTCACACCGCCGAGCAACGAGCAAGCAGCAATCGCAGCCTGGCGAGCGGAAAACGGCTACACCGCCGAGGCTATCGAAAACTGGAAGCGCAAGCATGAGACTATGGAGGGTTTTGAGTGATTTTCGTACACACATATAAGATCGGAACCAACGAGAACAAGAAGGAGCGCCGCACCATTTGGGATAGCCAAGAGGAGGCAATTGCGCAGCAGCGAGTTTTGGGTGGCGTGGTTCAGGCGTTTGTTCCGGTTGAAGATATTGACTCACGAGCCCACGTAGCGGCTAGTGAAATCTCAGAGAAGTTTGACGAGATCGCAAGCAGACAACTTCACATAAGTGAGCCGCTAATGCACCACAAGAGGGAGTTAATGAGCAAGGTTCGCAAGATTGTGCGCGGCGAGTTTGATAGCGAAACTGGCCTTTGGAAATAAATTAAAATTCTATAGTATTTAAAGCGCCTCAGAGCGATTCTAAGAGGCGCAAAAATCGGAGGTATGATTGCATGGATAACTACGAAAAACCGTCTCAGTGGTGCGCACGCAAGCAGGAGGAAGCGCTTGAGCGTGGCGACCAGAAGGGTGCTTTAAACTATTTTCAGATGTTCCAACTTTGGCAGAGCAGGGGGCTATAAAATGTTCGGATTGAACGAGGCAGAATTCAACATCGTCAAGCGTGCGGCAAAAGATTGCGTAAACGAGATCGCTGATCGCATTGAGCAGAAGGACGAGAAATATGATCGCATCGCTGCGGGTATTATCTGCAAATACTATCAGCCAGTTTCTACCCTGCTCACCAAAACGCAGTTTATTTGGCTGGCTGGATATCTGCGCGGACGCTGGGGAAAGAATTTTGACCGCGAATGATTGACGTCACGGCTCTGATTGGTTAACCTAAGCCACGTGAACATAAGAGGCTCAACCGAGCAACGCGCCAGGCGATACTGGCAACTACAGCGCCGCGCTGGTTATTCAACCGTAAGACGCGGCGTTTTAACAGGAGAAAGCAATGAAACGATATCCAGAAGAAACAGCCAAAGTGACCATCATCGTAGAGCGAAACGGCGTTAAGACTCGCTACAAGAAACGATTCAAGAAAGGCGAGGCGATGTTAGGCCGAATCTCTGACTTCATGATCAAGATTCAAGAGGATAAGCCAGATGAAATGGAAGGTTAAGCTGACCATCCGGCGCATGGGGCGACAATGCCGCTCCTGCAAGCAAGTTTTTGAATGCGAGGTTTCAGCCTCAAACGAGGTAGAGGCGGCGCAGTTTGCAAAAGAGCTTTCTGGCGCAGATCCAGAAACCCATAAATTTTCAATCGACTATTTAAGGAGCTTATCATGATCTTAGGTTTTGTAATTGGATTCATTGCCGCTATCGTTATGGTTTTGGTTGTTGGTGGCGCTGCGCAGAAATACGCAATCAAAAAAGGCTGGTACGCCTCCGCGATCTGGATTGAGAAAGAGAAGCGCTGGAAAGTGCGCGGTCGATTCCTCAGCGTGGCATCTAAGATTCACACTGGCATCCTGGAAGAATACCGATCAGGACGGAAAACCGTCAAATACGTAGATTAACCGAAGCCCCGCGTTTGCGGGGTTTTTTTGTGCCTGTTATAATTGGCCTCCAACAACAGGAGGATTAACCATGAACAGAGAAGAAAAACAAAAGCCCTTCACGGCTTACAACTTCAAGAAGCTATATAACAAGCAATATGGCGACATTGCCACTCTAGGCAAGCAACACCGATACACGCCGGAGCAGGTTTTCAATCTTGCGGTCAAATACTTTGAGTGGGCGGAGTCCAACGCACTTAAGGCGGCTGAATCTTCATCGTTCCAGGGTCGCACTTATCAGGACGAGGTAAACAAGCCGCGCGTTTTCACGTTCAACGGTCTGCGCCTGTTTTGCGGCTGGTCGCGCTGCGCGATGGAGAAATGGAAGAAAGAGCCTGGCTTCTCTGAGGTCATGGAGTTTATCGAATCCGTGATCTATGAGCAGAAATTCCAGCTTGCGGCTAACGGAGTGATTAACGCTGCATTCATCGCTAAAGACCTGGGAGTTGACCAGCCGACGCAAATCAACGTTAGCGCAAACTCCGAGTCAAACGCTGCAATCGCAGAGGTAGGGGCTGATGAAGTGCGCGAAGCGGTTCGTGATATCCTGGCGGAGATCTGATTATGCTGATATGGGAAGATTTAACAGTGGCGCAGAAACGCGCCATTAAAGAAATGAGTGAATACTCCTTTGAAAAGATGGTGCGCATTTGGTTCCAACTGCTACAGGGGCAGAAATTCCTGGGTAACTGGCATTTCAGTTATTTGTGCCACGAGGTGGAGAAAATCATTTCCGGCGAGTCGCAAAACGTGATCTTTAACATCACGCCAGGCTCAGGCAAGACGGAGATTTTCTCAATCCATATGTCGCCTTACGCGTCACTGAAAAGCAAGAAAGTAAGAAACCTCAACCTGTCATTCTCTGATGGACTTGTCCAGCAGAACAGCAACAGGATCAAGGAAATTATAGGCTCTCCAGAGTGGCAGGAGTTATGGCCTGGAAAGCTGGCGAAAGCGAGCGCTAAAGATCTGATTGTCCAGGACGGCAACGGCAAGGTTAAATTGCAGGTCAACTCTCGCTCCATCGGCGGCCAGGTAACGGGCTTGCGTGGCGGCTATATGGATGATGGATTTACCGGAATGTTGGTACTTGACGATCCTGATAAACCTGACGACATGTTTTCAAAGGTGCGGCGCGAAGCGATTCACAACCGCCTAAAAAACACCGTCCGATCTCGTCGAATGAAGGACACAACGCCTATTGTGATGGTTCAGCAGCGGCTACACGTAAACGATTCGACGTGGTTTATGACTAGCGGCGGCATGGGTGGCATTGAGTTTAAAGTTGTGAGCATTCCGGCACTGGTCACGAAAGAGTATGGCGATTCGCTCCCTGACTGGTTAAAACCAGAGTTTGAGCGTGACGTGCTGAATAGCGAGCCAGTTTACATTGACGGCGTGGCGCACTATTCATTCTGGCCTGCAAAGGAGAGTGCAAAGGACTTGCTCGCGCTACGCGAAGCGGATCCGTATACTTTTGCGTCTCAGTACCAGCAGCAGCCAATAGCGCTGGGTGGCAACGTATTCAAGGTGGATTGGTTCCAGTTTTATGGCGACGGCGAGAAATGCACGCTGCCGAAACCGGATCGCTTTGAATATACGTTTATCACTGGCGATACAGCTCAGAAAGCCGGAGAGCTTAACGACTACTCTGTTTTCTGTTATTGGGGCATGTTCAAGAATCGCGTTTACTTTATCGACGGAATCCGTGGAAAGTGGGAGGCTCCAGATCTTGAGACGAATTTCAAGGCGTTTGTCAATCAATGCTGGAAGCGCAATAAAGAGTGCGGGAGTTTGCGCCGGATCCACATAGAGGACAAAGCGAGCGGTACGGGTTTGATTCAGGGTGCGCAAAAGAGCTTGCCTATTGATATAAATCCCGTTCAGCGCAGCACTGACAAAGTTACCCGCGCAATGGATGCCGCGCCAGTTATGCGAGCAGGACGCGTTGCACTGCCAGAGAGTCACCCGATGTTAAACGAGATTCTCGCAGAGGTAGCTGCTTTCACTTTCGACGACTCGCACCCGAACGACGATATCGTAGACAACATCGTTGATGCGGTTAACGTTGAAATGAACCTGGCAGACGATCCAGTAGCGCGAATGAAAAAGCTTGCTGGGCTACGTAAGAAATAGCACGAATTGCTAAAAGCGTGTACAATAAAGGCTGGACTTTTCCAGCCTTTTTTATTATGGGAGATCAGATAATGACCGAGAAAACAAAACTCGTTAAGGCTGACGGCTACAACGAGATCTTTAAGGGAGAGCAGCGAGTAGAGACGCCATTTTATATGCAGGGCGGCGTTGCAAAACAAAGTCTTGCAACATTCTACGAGCGTGACGGTATGGCAAAGCGAATCATCGACGTTATCCCGGAGGATATGGTTACGCCAGGCTTTAACGTTGAAGGTGTGAAAGACGAGGCAGCATTCCGCTCTTTGTGGGATGAAAAGAAGCTAAACGCTAAAATCATTGACGCTCTTTGCTGGTCGCGCTTGTTTGGCGGTTCCGCTATTGTCGCAGTTATCAACGATGGGCGCATGTTGAAATCTCCAGTCAAAGAAGGAGCGCCCCTTGAGGATATTCGTGTTTATGACCGATTCCAGATACGAGTTGAGAAGCGAGAAACCAACGCGCGGAGCGTGCGCTACGGCGAGCCTGTTTTGTACACCATCATGCCAGGCGGCGAGATTCCAGAGTATCAGGTGCATTACACGCGAATCTGCATCATAGACGGTGAGCGCTTGCCTAACGAGCAGCGCCGGAAAAATGATGGATGGGGCGCGTCAATCCTCAACAAAAAGCTGATCGAAGCAATCCACGATTACAACTATTGCGAGGAGTTGGCAACTCAGCTTTTACGACGCAAGCAGCAAGCAGTTTGGAAAGCTAAAGGACTCGCGGATTTGTGCGACGATGAAGAAGGTGTTTCGGCGGCGCGGCTGCGATTGGCTCAGGTTGACGACGAGGGCGGCGTTGGTCGGGCAATCGGCATTGACGCGAATGACGAGGAATACGAGGTGCTTAACTCTGATATTTCCGGCGTAGACACGTTCCTTGAGAAGAAAATGGATCGCATCGTTTCGCTTACTGGCATCCATGAAATCATCTTGAAGAACAAAAACACCGGAGGTGTTAGCGCAAGCCAAAACACGGCGCTTGACACTTATCACAAGCTAATTGAGCGCAAGCGCAAAGAGGACTATAAGCCGATCCTGGAGTTCCTCTTGCCATTCATGATCGCAGAGCAAGAATGGTCTATTTCGTTTGATCCGCTTTCGGTTCCGAGCGACAAAGACCAGGCCGAGATCTTGAATAAAAATATTGATTCAATCAGTAAAGCGATTGAAGGTCAGTTTATGGATGTTGAGGAAGGACGCGACACATTGCGCTCTATCGCTCCGTCTCTTAAACTGAAAGACGGCAACAAAATCAAGCTACCGGAACCGGATCCAGAGCCGGAGCCAGGAACGGAGGTTAATCAATGAAGGTAAAAGGAATCGTTAAACAGTGGCGATTCCCCGAAGCCAGCGAGCGGCAATTAAGCCGCTCCATTAAAGAGGCTGTAAGGGATCTGGTTGTGTTTATGCGCAGCAAAACAAAGGCGATGAAGTTTGACGCTACAGATCAGGAGATCAGCAGCGCAGAGGACGAGATAAAGGAGTTCGCAAAAGAGCTTGCGCTCTCACTGATTGGTCTGCTTCCGGCGCTCGCGTCGGCTGTATACAAGTTCAACTCAAAACAGTGGGTTAATGTTGCGAAGTCAACCGGAGGGGCTAACAATCCAGTTATCATCCTGCTAATTGCAGTCGGAGCCAATCAGGGCGAGGAATGGTATAAAACGCTTTACGGCGAGTGGTACAACATGAGCGCCGCCTCGTTTGACAAGCTTTTCACCAACATAATTAACGACTGGTCTGCGAACATACGCCAGGCCAATTTCACCGGAAAGAAAGCGGAGCAGGTGAACGAGATCGCGGAGCGTCGCTTCATGGTCTACTCGTCTTGGGCTGGCAACCGCGCAACGGGAATCATTGGATCGTGGAATAGCCGCCTTATGCGCCAGAGGTTGCTAGATGCTGGGGTGAATTCTTATTACTGGCATGGTATGCTAGACGAGCGCGAGCGACTCAAACACTTACAATGGGAGGGAAAGGAGATCGGGATTGACGAGATTCACCCGTTCCCTGGTGAGGAATACGGTTGCAGATGTTGGGCGATTCCAAAATGGTAGAGGAGAATTGAATGAAAAAGGTACAGCGTTTTGATAGCGTTCAGGTGAAAGCAAAGATTGACGAGCACGGTTTTCTTGTAGACCGTCCGATTGTTGCCCGTATCGGCTTGCAGGTTTACAAGACTCCGTTTGGGGAGCGCCGAGAGTTTCGCCCCGCCTCGGAGGTTTTCAAGGCTGACTCACTGGCTACGTTTTCCGGCAAGCCGATCACAATCGGTCACGTAACAGTTACGCCGGAGAATGCAAGAGAGGTTGTTGTTGGTGCGTGCGCTGGCGCTGGCGTGCCAAACGGGATCGGCGTTGAGGTTCCGTTAAGCATTTACGACAAGCGAGCCATTCAGAGCGCGAAAGCAAAACAGACTGCGGAGTTATCGGTTGGTTACACCTCAGTTGATATTGATAAACCAGGCTGGGGGAATAATGCTACTGGTGAATACTTCTTTGATGAAGATATGCCGGAGGGCTGGAAAGCTGACTCAGATGATTGGGTGCGATTCGATGCGGTTCAAACGAATATCAGCGTGAATCATATTGCGATGGTGTTCAAAGGCCGTGCAGGTATCGCAAAATTAAATCTTGATAGCGAGCAGGAATTCCCGTATCATGACGAGGAATTTTCAAACAAAGAGGATGAATTTATGACCGTAAAAATCAAACTGGACGGCGCGGTAGAGTTTGACGTGCCAAAAGAGGTGGCGGCTCACATCAACGCGATCACCGCAAAAGCAGATGAAGCAACCGCAAAAGCTGACGGACTGGAAGCGGAGCGTGATGCACTGCAAGCGAAAGTAGACGGCATTCCGGCACAAATCGAGGCTGCGGTTGCTCAGGCGAAAGCTGACGCAGAGGCGCACGCCGAACTGGTTGCGGTTGCTGGTGAGGCTGGCGTTAAGTGCGACGGACTGGATGCTAAAGCGATCAAAGTTGCCTACGTCAAAGAGGTTACTGGCGCTGACATCGCAGAAAAAACCGACGCTTATATTGATGCGGCGTTTGATCTGGCGAAAAACTCTGATAAAATGGCAGCGCAGCGCAAAGCCATTAAAGGCGATGCAGAGAAGCAAGAGAAGCAAGACGGCGAAGATAAACCGCTGAATCCTGCGGCTCGTTTGGCTAAAGTACAGTAAGGAGAAATAAACATGGCAATTCCAGCAACTTATCAAGCTACAATGGCACGCGCCCTGCCTGGCCAGGTATCCGACACCTCAGCTTATAACATCGACGGCGCTTGCGTTCTTGACGGCAGCGCGAATGTGTTCGTTGGCGTAGCGGTTCAGAATGGCGGCGTTGACTCTATGGGTAACAAGCTGATCAAGCCTATGGCGTCTGATGGTAAGGCTTATGGCGTAGCAATCCGCTCCCACTTCCAGACAACCTCTGCTGATGGTCGAATGGTTTACGTTCCTGGTGGCGGAATCAACGTAATGAATGAGGGTCGCGTTTGGATGCTGGCTGTAGATGGTCAGAAACAAAAGCCATACGGCACTGCGATCAAGATCGAAGATTCCACTGGCAAGGTGGACACCGAATCCGGCACTGTAGATCCGAACTGGATCGCCACTGGCGACTTTGCCGAGTTTGACGGCCTCAAGCTGATTGAGGTACAGGTTAAACCTTAACAAACAGGGCGCTCATTGAGCGCCTTTTTTTATGGAGGTAATAATGATTGACTACGGCGTTATATCTGGATGCGCAAAGCCTGGCTTTCTAGTTGATTCAACAATCAGCACGATAAACGGCGGCGGGGTTGTCGTTGGTGATCGAGTGTTTGCTGGGTTTGCAGTCTCAAACTACGGAATGATTGACCTGTATCAAACATACGGAGAGTTTGACCAGGAGAAGGGGGCTTGCGGCATAGTGATCGCAAACTTGCACGGCTGCGCTGGCGATGGAATACCAGAAGGTGAAGAGGTCAGTATTATAACCAAAGGTAGGGTTTGGGCTGTAATTTTGCCGGATGAAGATAAGCCGAGAGAGGGCGATAGCGTCATGATCTCAGATGGTGGTGTGATAACGTCGCTTCCTGAGCGGTTCCTGCAAGCCCCTAGAGGCTGGGTGTTTACCGGAGACTATGAGAGATTTTCTCATGATCTATCGCTGGTTGGCGTGTGGATTACCCAATAACACAAAAACCTATTGCACGTTTAACAAAAAGTGCTATCATTGAGGCTGTTAATCGCTAACAGCCTTTTAAGGAGAAAGAAACATGACTAAAAAGTATGACGAATTTGACGCTAGCGTAGTTACCGCTCACCTGCAAATGCAGGGCGTTAAAGCTGAAGCTTCCGACATGGGTATCTGGACTGCGCAGGAGCTTCACAAAATCCGCTCCTCTGCATACGAAAAAGAATACCCTGTAGGCTCCGCACTGCGTGTGTTCCCTGTCACCAACGAACTGAGCGACACGGACAAAACTTTCGAATACCAGACTTTCGATAAAGTTGGCTACGCGAAAATCATCGCAGACTACACTGACGATCTGCCAACCGTTGACGCGCTGATGTCTACCGAGTTTGGTAAAGTGTTCCGCCTGGGTAACGCGTTCCTGATCTCCATTGACGAAATCAAAGCAGGTCAACGCACTGGTAAGAGCCTGAGCGCTCGCAAGGCAAACGCCGCGCAGAATGCTCACGATCAGCTTGTTAACTTCCTGGTGTTCAAGGGTTCCAAGCCGCACAAAATTCTGAGCGTGTTTGAACATCCTAACCTCACCAAGATTGTTGCTGGTAAAAAATGGTACAACTCAGATACAAAGGCAAAAGAGCCTGAGCAAGCTTTCGACGACCTGACTGCGGCAATCGAAGCGCTGGAAACTCAGACTAACGGGCAGCACCGCGCTACTCACATTCTGATCCCGCCAAGCGTGCGCAAAGTTCTGATGGTTCGCATGGAAAACACCACTGAGAGCTACCTGGAATACTTCCAGAAGCAAAACGGCGGTATCACCATTGAAGCAATCGCAGAGCTTGAAGATATCAACGGTTCCGGCGGCAAGGGCGTACTGGTGTACGAAAAAGATCCAATGAATATGTCCATTGAGATCCCAGAAGCATTCAATATGCTGCCAGCGCAGCCTAAAGACCTGCATTTCAAAGTGCCCTGCACCTCCAAATGCACTGGCCTGACAATCTATCGCCCGTTAACTCTTGTGTTAATCACTGGCGTGTAATATCATGGGAGCCTCTTTGGAGGTTCCCTTTTTTTTATTTAGGAGATAAAGTAATGGCTAAAGAAAAAAATGTAACACTGGTAAACTCTGGCGTTTGCTCAATTTTCATCAAAGGTGATCGCTATGTTCCAGGTGATGAAATTGAAGTCCTTGAGTCGGATCTGGAAACTTCCGGCATTGAAATGTTAATCGCTCGCGGCGATCTGAAAGTTAAAAACGACGAAGAAAAAACCGAAGAAGTAAGGGCGCGCGTGAGCAAGCGCAAGAAAGCAAGCCCAACCGAGGGTAAGACGAAAAGCGAGCTTGAGGACGGCGGCGAATTTTAATAACAAGGGAGCCTAGGCTCCCTTTTCTTTTAGGAGGAAATCATGAATCAAGATGTTATTGATCAGATCGTAAAACTTGCGCCTCCGTTTGCAGAGGTCGATCCGGCTTTGCTCCAAGCGTGGGTTGAGCTAGCAGAGGAGTTTGTTTGCAAGAAGCGTTTCAAGGACTCATACACCAAAGCGGTTGCGCTCTACACTTTGCACCTCATGACGCTTGACGGAGCCATGAAGCAGGAAGGGGAAAGTGTAGAATCATACTCTCAGCGCGTAGCCTCATTCTCTCTGACTGGTGAATTTTCGCGGACGTTTGATCGCGTCTCGGCCGATTCCTCAGGCAAGGAGATCAGACAAACTCCGTTTGGCAAGATGTACGAGGCTTTAAACCGGAAACGCGGAGGAGGATTTGGTCTTGTTACTGGATTGCGTCGGAGGTCTTGCTGATGAATTACGCTAATATTGCACGAATGGCTAAATCTGAGATTGCATTTTTTAGTGATCGTAATGGCGTGTTTAAACTTATTACTAGCGGGGGCGGCGTTGAGATTGTCGGAGGGGTTGAGGTTGAAAAGCCGGAGCAATCGACGACAATCAAGGGGCTTATTCGAGCGCCAAAGATTCGAGAGGTTGACGGAGAAACAATCCGCGTAACGGACAAGCTCGGAGTTTTTGACGCAGACATTGAGATCAAGAATGGGAACCAGATCGAGGTTAACGGCGAGCGGTATGTTGTAGTTGAGGCAAGACCAATCAGTCCGACAGGGATAACGGTTGCTTATCGTCCAATACTGCGGAGGGTTGCGGTTCATGGCTAACTACTCAATCCGAGAATTCCAGGGCAATATTGACAAGTGGATTAATTCTGTAGAGAGCGGCCTGACTGATTGCATTGAGATTTTCGGCGGGAAGGTTCAGGAAGCGCTCGTTAAGGGATCGCCAGTTGACACGGGAAGATTCCGAGGAAACTGGCAGGTAACAGCAAACGAGCCTCCGCTCTACGCGCTCAATCAATACGACAAGGACGGCAGCAAGACAATCGCATACGGAGAGCGAGCCATTCGCGCCATAATGCGTGGCGGCGGCGCGGTTCGTGCTATCTACTTTTCAAATATGCTTATCTACGCCAACGCGCTAGAATACGGGCATTCAAAACAGGCTCCCGCTGGCGTTGTTGGTATCGTTGCAATTCGCTTACGCTCATTCATGGCGGAGGCTATTAGAGAGTCGAGGGCTAAAAATGGATTATGATCTCATGCTGGCGGCACGCAAGGCATTCGCCGCCGAATACGAAAACAGATACGCAATAGCTTATGAAAACGTGGAGTTTACGCCTCCTGGTGATGGCTCTATGTGGTTGGCGTTTCACTACGTTGAATCTGAGCCGTTGAGGTTGTCGCTTGATCGCAAATGCGTTTCTTACATGGGTATGGTGCAAATAAACGTCACGTTTGCGCCTGGCACCGGAACAGACAAGCCGCGCAAGCTGGCAAAAGAGATTGCTGATTTTTTCAAAGATGGTAAAATGCTGGACGTGGGCTACATCTACGAGGGCGCTAGCGTCCGGTCAGTCCAGAAATCAGAAACGGGCTGGATTGTTCCGATCCGGTTTGTTGTAAGAGTTGACACAAAAGGAGAATAACATGCACCTTCCAAACGGTTCACAGATTTTTGTTGAGAAAGAGCGAGAAGCCGAAATCACCGCAACCAAAGTTTCGAACGACGCGCAGCCAGTATTAACTGTAACTGGCGGCGATGCATTAGCAAAAGACGACTACGTTATTGTAACCGAGTCCTCTTGGGGTAAAATGCTGGATCGCGTGTTGCGCGTTGTTTCTGCTGAATCAACCAGCGTTACGCTGGCTGGCATAGACACCACTGATACTAACGTGTTCCCCGCTGGCGGCACGGCGAAGATTGCAAAGATTAAATCTTGGGTTGAAATCCCTTGCGTTCAGGATCTTGCGCAGGACGGCGGCGAGCAGCAGTATTACACATACCAGTGCTTGTCCGACGACCAGGAACAGCAGCTACCTACCTACAAGAGCGCTGTTTCCCTGACGTACACCTTTGCGCACGAGTACGACAACGCAATCTATCCTCTGCTGCGTAAAGCAGATGAAAACGGCGAAGTCACCGCAATGCGCATGTACGTACCGAAAGCGAAAGAAATGCGTTGCTGGGCTGGCGTGCTGTCATTCAACGAGATCCCGCAAACTGCGGTTAACGAAATGGAAACTGTTTCCCTTTCTTGCTCGCTGAAAGGCCGCTACACATTCCTTCCTGCCACTCAGGATTAATCACAAGGGGCGTTGCGCCCCTTTTTTTATTCCTGTAAAATCACTCTACCAAATTAATGCAATCCACTTTTAACAAAAAGTGCTATTTAGGAGAAAGAGCAATGGCAAAGATGAAACTTACGCTTGCACCACTTCCAGACTTCAAACTTCCAGTTTCGTTTGTGATGCCTAACGGCGAAGAGGGTCAAATCACCTTCACCGTTCGCCACCTGAAAGCAAAAGAAGTTCAGGAGCTTTACGAAAGCGAAAACATTGTCACCGATTCAGACTTCATCATGAAGCTTGCGACGGGCTGGAACCTTGAGGAAGAATTCAACGAGGAAAACGCCAAAACTCTCGTCGAGTTTTATCCAGGCGCTGCGCTTGCCCTGACTGGTGCATACCTTTCCGCGCTGGCTGGTCAACGAGTAAAAAACTAAAACGCGCCGTCTACCTGTTTTATCAAAAGCCGCCTACTGATGCAGAATTAGAGGCGGTTGGCCTTACAAGGGCAGACTATGAAGGCGAGGAACCGCCAGAGGTTATATTTGATGAATCAATGATGCAGTCATGGGATGTATTCTGCGCAATGCAAACTCAATGGCGATCTGCTGGTGGCGGCGCTTATGGCCTTGATTACAACGTCCTCCCGATGCTCTTTGAAATATACAAGGTTACAGATCGGGAAATGGCATTGAATGACTTGCGGATCATGGAAAGTAAAGCGCTCGAAATGATGCACGCAGGAAAATAAACGAGCGCCTTTTGGCGCTCTTTTCTTATCTGGAGGTAACTTAATGGCGGAACAATACGCAGGTTTGACGTTAGGCGTTGACGTTCAGCAGGTAAACAACGCAGTTAAATCCCTGAGGGATTTTAAGACCGCTTCCGAGGGTGCGGCTGATGGTCTTGAATCTTTCGTTAATGAGGAGCAGATTGCACGACAGAGAGCTAAAGACCTGGCCTCAGAGCTTGCGAAGCAGCGCAAGGAGTTTCAGAGCGTACAGGCAGCGATAGATCCGACTGCGGCGAAAATGGAGCGCCTAAAGGCTGCGGCGGCTGGTCTAGACAAGCTTTGGAAAAAGGGCGTTGTTCCTGACGAAACATTTTTCCAACTCGGAGAAATGCTTGAGTCTCAAACGAGTAAACTCGCAGCCAACAGAAAAGCGTTAACGGCTGAGGGCAGAGCGGCAATCGAGGAGTCAAAGCAGAAAGCGAAAGCGGCGGCTGAGGCTCAGAGATTCATTGCGGCACTTGAGGCGCAAGCGGCTGCGGCTGGCAAGACGCAATCCGAACTGATGGAAATGAAAGCTGCGCAGCTTGGAGTGACAGCACAAGCGGCTCCATTCATTGAAAGAATGCGCCAGCAGGAGCAAGCGACACAGAAACTCGGAATCTCAATGGGTCAGTATCGCCAGGCTATGCGAATGCTTCCGGCTCAGATTACGGACGTTGCAACTTCACTTGCTAGCGGTATGCCGATCTGGTTGGTTGCAATTCAGCAGGGCGGGCAGATTAAGGATTCTTTCGGCGGAATAATTCCAACATTCAAGGCGCTTTTGAGCCTCATTAGCCCTCTGAAAGTTGGCTTTGGTGCGGTTGTTGGTGTGCTGGGTTACATGGCTTACAGCGCATACAGCGCACGCAAAGAACTGAAAGAGATCTCAAAAACCATTCAGGATGCAACGGGCTTTACTTCCGACTTCTCAAACAAGCTTGCTGTTTCGGTTCAAGAACTGGCTAGCGTTTCGGGAAAATCATCCGAGGAGCTTGTCAAATCGTTCGCAACGACGAAGGACACAGCCGGATCTCTGATCAAGAAGCTTGTTGATCTCGGAGTGTCATATTCTGATGCGGCAGATATGGCTCGTCAGTACCAGCGAGACGGCGACATTTCAAAGCTTAACGGAAAGATTGCAGAGCATATGCAGAAGGTTGCCGAGCTTGAAAAGACATGGTGGGATGTTGCAAAGGCTCGTTTAAAGGCTATGGGTGGCGTGCTTACTGGCGATGTTGAGGGAACGGAATACGCCGGAAAGAAAGACACGCGACGCAAGAGCAACCTGGAAAATGCACTAGAAATCATGACCGAGTACGGCAAGAAGAACAAGGAGATCGCAGACCTAAACTCTAAAGCATTGGCTGAGGCCACGGCTGAGATTGAAAAGCAATATTTCAACACCAACCGAGTGGCAAACGCGCAACAAGAGCTTAACCAACTGATCGCAAATCAGAAGAAGCTTGAGAAGTCTAATAACGAGGAAGCGAAGCAGCAAGCCGCATATCTCGTTAAAGCAAAGAAACAGGAGATTGAGGATCTCAAAAAACTTGAGGAGAAAAAGGGTAAGAGCAAAACGTCAAAAGGCGGTGGCGGCGGTAGCGTAGTAGAGCAGCTTGATAAAGAGCTTTACGTGCTGCAAGCGCAGCTAAAAACCCTGAAAGAACATCGCACCGTCAACGATGTTATCTCAAGCCAGCGCCGCTCATTGTGGAGCATTGAGAAACAGATTGAGATCCTGGAAGAAGCGCAGAGCAAGCGCCAGTTAACGGCTGGAGAGAAAAAGTTGCTTGCCGAGCAGAAAAGCGCCATTGAGCTTGCGCGGCAGAAAGCCGAGATTGGCGATCAGATTGTGCTACAGGAGCGAAGCAACAAGCTTTACCAAAACTCACTTGAGTTTATCCGAAACACTCAATCCGAGATTGACATTCTCAACCTGAAACAGCAGGGAATGACAGAGGATCAGATTCGCAGAGAGCAGGAGCTACAGAAAATCAAGAATGATTATCTTGCGAAGGGTGGAAGCGTTGACGATCAGGTTTACAAGGATATGATCAAGAAAAGGACTGAGTATTACCAGACGGAGGACTCATTAAGATCTAACTGGCTGGCTGGAGCGAAAAGCGCATGGGCTGAGTATGCGCAAGATGCAACGGATGTGTACGGCAATGTGCAGGAGATTGCCAGCTCTGCGCTGAATGGTCTGACAGATCAAATGACTGAGTTCTTGACAACAGGAAAGGCAAACTTTGCGGACTTTGCAAGCAGCATTCTCAAGATGATTGTCCAGATGATCAATAAGATGGTTATCTTTAACGCGATATCTGGATTGACTGGAGGCTCAACGTGGAATATGGGATCGCTAATGAGCGGATTCTCGTCTGGAGGTTACACTGGTGACGGCGGCAAGTATGATCCGGCTGGCATCGTTCACAAAGGCGAGTTTGTTTTCACTAAGGAAGCAACACAGCGAATCGGGGCGCGAAACCTTTACCGCCTTATGCGTGGATATGCCAACGGCGGCAGTGTTGGCGGCTCAGGTTACAGCAGGGCTTCAACTGGTGGCGCTGGACTTGCTTACTCGTTCGGTGACATAAACGTTGATATCAACAACGGAAACGATCCTAAAGGTCTTGAAACTGGTGTTAGAATGCTGGTTACTGATATGCTCAAGCGTGAAATGGGTCAAGGCGGCAGCATTTACAATTTCGTTATGGAAAGGAGGTAATTTTGGCTAACCTGGAAATGTTTAAATGGTGTACCCAAACGCAGGGAGGCGGCGGGAGCATGACGACTGAGGACACCGTGAGGGAGGTTGTTTTTGGGAATGGCTACACGCAAGTTGCATCGTCTGGATTTAACACCACGAGACGAAGCTTTAGTGTTGTGTACGCTGGCGCTGATTACATGGATGTGATCGGTTTCATGCAGAGACATCTTATTAAACCTTTTGCGTGGATTGCGCCGGATGGAAAGGCCGGATTGTTCAGGGTTAAAACTGGAACTATCGCAGCCAAGCCAATCTCCCCAACCGTTCAGGAAGTAGCAGCAACTTTCGTTGAGCAGTTTACCAGCATGGAATAATCAAAGCCGCCTTTGTGCGGCTTTTTTATTGGTGCTACAATACGCAATTATCACAAAGGAGGTCTATCAATGGCTACAGGCAAAGAAGAATTTGAGAACTGTTTGCAGAGCCTTTACCCTGGCGAGATCATGACGCTTGTCGAGGTTGACGGCTCGAAGTTCGGCGCTGGCGTTTACCGATTCCATAATGAGAACGTGCAATACACGCCGGAGGAGATTATGAGGGCGGTTGAGAGCGGCACGCTACCGCCAAAGGAAATCATTTTCCAGGGCGAGGCATACGGTGCGCGGCCTTTCGGGATAACTGGCATTAGCTTTACAAGTGACGGCAAGGCCGGAAAGCCGGAGCTAACCCTTTCAAACATTGACAGCCAGGTATCCGCACTTATCCGATCATTTAATGGGATGATGCAAGCAAAGGTCACAATCTGGATCACGTCAAAAGAAATGATTCAGAGTGACGGCAGCGTAAAAGACGGCGCTTATCGAAAGCTGGTCTACTATGTAGAGCGTCCAAGCTACTGCAACAAGAGCATAGCAAGATTCGAGCTAACCTCTCCATACGATATGGATGGGATAATGATCCCGCCACGAATCACTCAAAGCGTTTGCTATTGGGCGCAGCGTGGATGGTATCGAAGCGGGAAAGGCTGCGGCTATAATGGAACCAGAATGTTTGACAAGGACAATAACCCTGTAACAGATCCGAGCCGCGACCAGTGCGCCGGAACAGCAACGGCGTGCAAACTGCGTTTCGGTGCGGATCAGGAGTTGGATTTTGGCGGCTGCGCCGTCGCATCACTTTTAAGGAGCTACCAATGATTAGCGCAAAAATTAAACTGGAAATAATGCGCCACGCGCAGGACGTATACCCCGCCGAGTGTTGCGGGGTTGTAACCCAAAAGTCACGCGTCCAGCGATATCACCGAATCAAGAACGTTCATGATGATCCAGAAAATCATTTCTTGATGGATGCAGACGAGTACGCAGATATTGAGGGCGGGGATCATGAAATTATCGCAATCGTTCACAGTCACACCGGAGACGGCGCAACAACGCTACCGAGCGCACACGATACATGCATGTGCGATGAAATGGGCGTGACGTGGGTTATCGTTTCGCTGCCGGAGGGTGATATGCGCATGGTTGAACCTGCAACGCGTCCTCTGATTGGTCGCCCGTGGTCGCTCGGTTCGTATGATTGCTGGGGCTTGATTATGGCGTGGCACAAGGAGCAAGGCGTGATCTTGAATGACTTTCGCAAGCCTTACGAATGGTGGAAGCCGGAGCATGGCGAAAACCTCTACCAGGAGAACTATCTGAAAGAGGGTTTCATTCCAACAGGCAAGGAGCCGGAGCCTGGCGATATGATCATAATGCAGCTTCAAGCGCCAGTATGGAACCATGCCGGAATCTACTTAGGTAACAATCAAATCCTACATCATGCTTTTGGCAAGCTGTCAAGATCTGATATCTATTCTGGATGGTATCAGGAGCACACGGTAATGATTTGCAGACATAAGGAGCTAAAGTAATGCAGACACTAAAGAGAATTAAGCTTTCTGGCTCTCTGGGGCGGCGTTTCGGCGTTTTTCATGAGCTAGCCGTCGAATCATACCCCGAAGCAATTCGTGCGCTCTCCGTGTCGCTGGAGGGCTTTAAAGACTATATGCAAAGTGAAGTTGGATCGCGTATGCACTACGCTGTTTTTGTTGACGGAAAAAATGTAGGGCAGTATGACGAAAAGGCGTGGAAGTGCGGCAAGGAAATCCGAATCATCCCGATCCCGTCCGGCTCAAAATCTGGCGGATTGTTCCAGGTTGTTTTAGGCGCAGCAATCATGGCGACGGCGTTCTTTACTGGAGGCGCATCGCTGGCGGCAATGGGCGCTCTTGCGTCCTCCGCTTTCATGATGGGCGGCGCGATGGTTTTGGGCGGTGTTATGCAGATGATATCACCACAGCGCGGCGGTATGCAGATGGAAGTCAAGAGCACGGAAAACAAGCCGTCCTACGCGTTCGGCGGCGCGGTAAACACCACGGCAGCAGGTTATCCGCTACCGCTGCCATACGGTTATCGAACCGTTGGGGGCGCTATCTGGAGTTCAGGAAGCTACGCAGAGGACAAGGTATAAAACAAGCCCCGCATTGCGGGGTTTTTTATTGGTTGCTATAATGCAACCTCAAAACAGCACAAATTGTTAAAACTGGAGGCCAAAATTATGATAAGCGGCAACAAGGGCGGCTCCTCTAAGCCGTACACGCCAAAGGAGATGGAAGATAACTTGATCTCCATCAACAAGATCAAAATCCTCCTTGCGGTTTCAGACGGCGAGGTTGACGGCGAGTTTTCGCTCAAAAACCTTTATCTCGATGATGTGCCAGTGCAAAACGCAGACGGCTCTTTGAACTATAGCGGTGTTAGCGCTGAGTTTCGGCCAGGCACGCAGACGCAGGACTACATCAAGGGATTCTCCGACACATCAAGCGAGATCACAATTCAGCGCGACCTGGCGCAAGATAATCCCTACAACATCGCGGTAACAAACAGATCACTATCTGCTATCAGGATTAAGATACTGATGCCTCAGGGGTACAAGCAGGAGAAAAACGGTGATCTGGTTGGTGTTTCAGTGCAATACGCGGTTGATATGGCTGTAGATGGCGGCTCATTCCAGCGAGTCCTGACTGATACGATCACTGGCAAAACAACGAGCGGCTATGATCGCAGCCAGCGAATCGACCTGCCAGCATTCAACGAGCAGGTGATTTTGCGCGTTAGCCGAATCACGCCGGACTCGAACACAAGCCGAGTTGTTGACGCGATCAGATTGCAGAGCTATGCAGAAGTTGTTGATGCAAAATTCCGTTACCCTCTGACTGGTCTGGTTTACGTTGAGTTTGATAGCGAGCTTTTCCCGACTCAGTTACCGAACATTTCTATCAAGAAGAAATGGAAGCTGATCAAGGTTCCTGTTAACTACGATCCAGATTCACGCACCTATAGCGGATCATGGAATGGTTTATTCAAGATGGCGTGGAGCAATAACCCGGCTTGGGTTCTGTATGACCTGATCACCAATCAGCGCTACGGACTCGACCAAAGGGAGCTTGGGATTGATATCGACAAGTGGAGCATTTACGAGGCGGCGCAATATTGCGATCAGATGGTTCCAGATGGTAAGGGAGGTTTAGAGCCTCGCTATCTTTGTGACGTGGTTATCCAGAGCCAGATTGAAGCGTTCAACCTGATTCGTGATATTTGCTCAATCTTCCGTGGTATGAGCTTTTGGAACGGCGAGAGCCTTTCTATCGTGGTGGATAAGCCGCGCGATCCGTCTTACATTTTCAGCAATGACAACGTGGTAAACGGTGATTTTCAGTACACCTTTGCTAGCGAGAAAAGCATGTACACGCAGTGCAACGTGACTTTCGACGACGAGCAAAACATGTACAGCCAGGATATTGAGGGCGTTTTTGATACTGAGGCCGCTTTGCGTTTTGGTCACAATCCGACAAGCATCACAGCAATCGGATGCACACGACGCAGCGAGGCGAACCGCCGAGGGCGCTGGATTCTCAAAACTAACCTGCGCAGCACTACGGTAAACTTTGCTACTGGATTGGAGGGCATGATCCCAACAATCGGAGACGTGATCGCAATCGCTGATAACTTCTGGGCTAGCAACTTGACGCTCAATCTTTCTGGGCGCGTCATGGAGGTTTCAGGGCTGCAAGTTTTCCTCCCGTTTAAGGTTGACGCACGGCCTGGTGATTTTATCCTGATCAACAAGCCGGACGGAAAGCCAGTTAAGCGCACTATTTCACGAGTGAGCGCAGACGGGAAAACTATTGAGTTAAATATTGGCTTTGGTTTCGACGTTAAGCCGGACACGGTTTTTGCAATCGACAGGACTGATCTTGCGTTGCAGCAGTACGTTGTTACCGGAATCACCAGGGGCGACGATACTGAGCAATTCACGTACTCAATAACGGCGGTCGAATACGATCCAAACAAGTACGACGAGATTGATTACGGAGTGAACATTGACGACAGGCCAACTAGCATTGTCAATCCTGGCGTAATGAAAGCGCCGGAAAATGTCCAGGTGTCCTCTTACTCTCGCATTGTTCAGGGGCAGAGCGTAGAAACGATGGTTGTTAGCTGGGATAAGGTCGAATACGCAAGCTTGTACGAGGTGCAATGGAGAAAGGACAATAGCAACTGGCTAAACGTTCCGAGGACTGCAAACAAAGAGGTTAGCGTTGAGGGTATTTACTCAGGAAACTACTTTGTAAGGGTTCGATCTGTTTCTGCATCCGGCAGCACCTCCCCGTGGTCTGCGATTGCATCGGCGGCACTGACTGGTAAGGTCGGAGAGCCGAATGCGCCAATAAACCTAACTGCTTCCGATAATGAAGTTTTCGGGATCAGAATTAAATGGGGTATGCCTGACGGCTCAGGTGATACAGCATACATTGAGCTACAGCAAGCGCCGGACGTAGACGGAAGGGTTAGCGAAGAAAACGCAACACTGCTAACTCTCGTTCCGTATCCTCAAATGGAGTATTGGCACGCAACGTTAAGCCCTGGATATATCAACTGGTATCGAGTGCGAAGCGTTGACAGGATCGGAAACGTTTCTGCATGGACTGACTTTGTGCGCGGTATGTCGTCAACTAACGTTGATGATATTTTAGGCGACATTCTTGATGATATTTTAAACTCTGCTGGGTTTGAGGAGTTCAAAGAGAATGCCGTAGATACTGCAAACAAGGTTAAAGACCAGGCGCAAAGTGTGATCCAGAATGCGCTAGCTATTGATACTAATCTGCGCTGGAACAGAGTAGAAAACGGGAAGCGTAAGGCGGAGCACGGACAAGCTCTGGAGCTTATCGCAAACGAGACCGAGGCTCGAATCCAGGCGGTCGATACTCTCCGCACAGAGTTTGACGAGGGCATTTCCTCAAGCATCACAGAGGTTAAAACCCTTATCTCTAACGAGTCGGAGACGCGAGCGCAGCAGGTGCAGCAGCTTGAATCTACGTTCACAACCGAGATCGGAAAGACAAACGCAAACGTGAGCAGCGCACAGCAAGCGATTGCAAACGAGACTGAGGCAAGGACTCAGGCGGTAAGCTCTCTTGATGCCAAATTCTCAGGGCAGATTGACGGCGTGAAGCAAGATGTCGCGTCAAATATCAGCCAGGTTAACCAGGCGATTGCTAACGAGGCGTCTGCGCGAGCGTCAGCAGATACGGCGCTGTCAACTCGATTGGGTAACGCTGAGTCTGCAATAACTCAAAAACTTGACTCATGGATTGATAACGGTCAAGTAGGTGCTCAGTACGCGCTCAAGCTTGGGATTAAGAGCGGCGGACTTGAATATACTTCTGGTATCTCGTTGTCTCTTGTGCAAACAGGGGCTGGAATACAGTCTCAATTCCTTGTTGACGCTTCACGTTTCGGCGTAATGACTCAACAGGGCGGCAGCTACACATTGCCGTTTGTGGTTGAGGGCGGGACGGTTATCATGAATGCGGCGCTGATCAAGAACGGAATGATCACGAATGCAATGATTGGTAACTACATTCAATCAAACAACTACGTTTGGAACCAATCAGGATGGAGGCTGGACAAAAACGGAGTGTTTGAGAATTACGGCTCAACACCTGGCGAGGGCGCTACGAAGTTCACGAACGAAGGGATTAAAGTTCGTGATCAGAATGGCGTGCTTAGGGTTGAGATCGGGCGAATCACTGGAGCATGGTAAAAGAAAAGGGGCTGAATAGCCCCTTTTTTATTAGTCATATTTTGATGCGTTGATAACGAGCATTGAGCTTGAGTACTGAATGCCCGCCGTACCTGGCCCCCTGGCAACCTGCCTTGCAGTGGAGTATATCCTATTGCCGACAGCGCCGCCGTGCGCAACGAATATGTTGTTGCCGCCAACAGATGGGTTCGGAACTGTAAATACAGCCGTTTGTGTTGGAGTTGTTGCCGCCAAATAACCAACGTCATTATCGAATGTCACGCCGCCAACCGGAACCTGATAAGCCTCAAGCGGCTTCATTCCGCCGTGGTAAACCATTTCTCCGCGTTCGTTGTAGAATGCAAGCCCGTGCGATCCTGGGTTAGTGACCATGTTCGCAAACGCATATACAACGATATAGCCTGGGTTGTCGTATGTGTGCGTTAGCTTTAAAGCGTGATAACCGTTAACGTTTATCTGATCGAAAGCGTTAAACGATTTGTTACCCATCCTGACAAAGAAGAAACAGGCTTTTGATACAGGTATTGACGTTTGGAATATGGATCCAACTGCCAGCCCAATATTACCTCTATTTATAAGGTTAACCGGAGTGAAATTTGGGCTAAGCCATAATGAGCCGTCCGGCCTTTTTATTTGCGCTCCGTACATTTTTACCCCCAATAAGTGTATATGTAACTTGACTCTCCGCCGTTTAGGTTGCTCCATGTTATAGTATTTCCAGAGATAGAGATATTTGGAGCACCCATTGGGCTTCCTCGCCACGACATTACGCCTATGAAGTTTGCTTTTAGCGTTTTGCCTGGAGGCTGATTTGCGTAAGTTATTGAGCCAGAAGGCGAAGTTATTCGATCAAGGAAGAATACTGGAGTTAAAAGTCCAGTTATCTCCCTGCCTTGCTCGTCATATATTGCGTAGCCGTATGCCATTATTCACACCTCACATCATAGAAATATTCCTCAGGTTGCCACCTGTTAACAAAACGCACTTCTTTATTATCCGTGCTCAGTCGGTAATGCTTTTGACCGAATCTGTTTTCGCGCACGCCGCTAATATTTACGTCATACGCGCCAGCGACGGCGAAAGTTTTAATGTCGTATTTTGCTTTGCAGTCAACCTCTTTAAAGTTACCCGTGGCGGTAGCCCCGCAACCAATCAGGAGCGATGCCGCAATAAAAGCCGCTAATATTTTCATAGTCGATTCCTCGTTTCGTTTGCTGGAAACAACAATACCATAAATGGAGGATTTTTCCACAAAATAAAGTAGCTTTGTTCTTTTTGTTTCTCGGTGTTCCAGATTGCGCCCACCGTAGAATCGCACAACGTTTTAGAACAGAAAAAACAAAATAAATCACATATAATATATAATAAAATCAATGGTTTAGTTTATATGTATTTGTATATTGTTATTTATTGTTTCTACTGTTTCACTGTTTATGTGTCTGCCTCTCTCTTGCTGATTCTATATGTTAAAAAATTGTTAATAGAAATTGCTGCTATTGCCATTTGGGAAATATGCATAGGAGAGAGAAAACCCACCGCAAATCCGTGAACAATGAAACAAAAAATAACGACGTTTAAAATCATGCACTTAAACGCTGATTTTGTTATCTAGGTGGAAAGATGTGTTTCGAGAACAGAAAAAACAATTGACGGTATTGACTAAACGCCACAAATGGCTACAATGCACGTATACCAACACACAGGAGCGAAAGAATGAGTGAGTTTAAGGTTTTCACTAGCGCAGAAATGCCGAACGAGGTTTATCACGATCCGAATAGCTGGACCGCTGAGTACACAAGCGGATCGAATCTGGCTGAGGTTTTCCAGTCCTCCCCAGCGTCTTGGAAATTCAAGGAGCGAGACGAAAACGCAAAGCCGCTAATTTTCGGCACTCAGTCGCATACAAACTTTGAGAGCAAGGCGTTGTTTGAATCTCAATATCGCAGAGCACCAGCGCCGGAGGAGTTCGAAAACCTGATCACGAGCCAAACGGCTCTCGCTGCGAAATTAAAATCTTTCGGCCTGAAAGGTACAAGCGGGAAGCAATATCCAGACCTGATCAAAATGATGGTTGATTGTGGTGAGGATTTGCAGGTTCAATGGCTGATTGAAATGATCGCAGAATCCGAAGCGCGTGCGGCTGGAGTCGAGCTTGTAAACGCAAAAGATTATGACGCTTGCGTAGCCATGCGCCAGGTTCTTGAGTCGATACCGGAGCATAACGCTTGCATGAATAGCCCAACCGCGCAGCGCGAGCTTTCGATTTTCGGCGTTATCAACGGCGTCAAGGTAAAAGTCAGACTGGATCACATTGACGAGTGCGAAAACGTAGAGTTTACGCTTATCACTGGCTACGACGACAAAGGCCAGCCGATTTGCGAGGACGTTGTTTATCCTGAGGCTATTGTGATCACGGACTACAAAACCACAATGAGCGCCAACCCTCTCGAATTTGAGCGCCTGGCATTCAATCACGGCTACTATTTGAAAATGGCATTGCAGCATGATTTGTTCCGCAAGGCTTACCCGAACGAAACGCGCCCCGTAGTTGTTCGACTTCTGGCGCAGGAGAAGAAAAAGCCTTACTTGCCGCTGGCGTACCGCATGAACAGCGAGCAACTCAAGATCGGGCGCATTCAGTACATGAGCGTAATCAATCAGTTTGCAATGTGCCAGACGCATAACATCTGGCCTTCATACGCAAACGGAGCGCCGGAGGTTTCGCTGAATACCCCTGATTGGGTTCGCCGCCAATACAAAGAATTTCTGTAAACAGCACAAATAGCTAAACAAATGAAAATGGAGGTGTTATAATACCTCCATCAAGTCAACAAAGAGAGGATATCAAAATGGAAAACATCACCAATGAAGAAATGATTAGCGCTGCATGTGAAGCTCATATGCGTATGTTTGTACACCGCATCACTTTCGCCATGAAGGACTTTGTTAAGCCGCTCAATCCGGCAGACGGCGAAGAAGAAATGAAATACATCCGTGATGTGATGGAGGCGGTTGATAACGTTGTGGCGACTGCGCTGATGGTTAAAGAGGATCCAGAAGCAATCAAGATGATGAAGGAATCCACCGACAAGCTGATCAATCAGCTTATCGAGATCCATAACGGCGGCGAAGTTAAGCACTAATCAATAACAGGCGGCGAGAGCCGCCTTTAAGGAGAAATCAATGAAGTTATCCGAGAAATTTGACGAGATTTTGCCAGCGCTGCACAAAGCACGCAGCCAGTTTGTTAAGGTAAAGAAAGACCGCCAAAATACACACCTAAAAAACAAATACGCCACACTTGACAGCGTTCTTGACGCAATCACGCCAGCATTGACTGAAAACAAACTTATGATCATGCAGGACGGAGAGCGCATCGAAAGCACAATGCGCGTTGAAACGACTGTGATCCACATTTCCGGTCAATGGGCTAAATTTTACTTTGATATCCCAATCGTAAAAAACGACCCTCAAGGCGTTGGCTCCGCTTTCACTTACGGGCGACGTTATGCGCTGGCGGCTGCTTTCGGATTGAGCCAGGCTGACGACGACGCGCAAATTGCCGTTAAGTCTGCGCAGGATTGGAAACGCGATCTTGATAAGTGCGAAAGCGTAGACGATCTGCAAAGCGTCCTGCGCGATGCCTGGAAGTCAAGCGACAAAGCGAATCAGGTTATCATTAAAGAGCACTACGAGAAGCGCAAAGCTGAGATTGAGATTGGTAGCGCTCGCGGATTCAGCGCTGCGGCTCCAAAGCAAAACCTTGCTCCTAAGGTTGACGAGCAACAAAAGCAAGCTGTAGAATCACAGCCAATTACCAGCTTTGAATAATCACGCGGGGCGCTAGCCGCCCCAAAATTTTACAGGAGAAAGCAATGCACATTATCACCGGAGAAATTCGAAAAGAGCCTCGAATCAAGCAGACTCAAAACGGCACTCTATACGTTGTTGAGTTATCAGAGCGCTATAAAGATCGAGAAGGTAACGCACAATACACAAACTACACGTTTTTCTTTAACGCTCGCGCCGGATCTGAGGGCATGAAAAACTGGTATGATGAAGCTTTCCAGGTTGGCAAGGTGATCTCAGTTTCTTGCGAAGTGCTCAAGGCAGAGTTGCGAGAGTATGAGGGCAAGACGTATGTAACCATGCAAGCGGCAGACTTCCCGAAGCTGCTGTTTAGCCAGCGAGGAGGCGCAGCCCCACAACAGCAAAGCCAGCCGCGCCAACAAGCGCAGAGCCAACCACGGCAGAGCCAAGAGCCGCCGATTGACTTTGACGACGATATCCCATTCTAAAAATAAAGGAGCCTTTCGGCTCCTTTTTTATTTTGCTGATTCTGTAATTCCGAGAAATGCGATCACCTTAACCGCCAGGCGTTCGGCTAGCTCTCGCTGCTTTGCGCTCAAGTCTCCAGTTGTCATTATTGACAGCATACCGCCAATACCTCCAAGAGCTTTAAGATCTGACATTGCTGACTTTAGAATGTCAGTTTTGCTATAGCCATCATCGGCAATCTTACGCGCTCGCGCTGATAGGTGTTCCACAACGCTTATTACCCCTTCTGATCTTGTCATTTACTTTTCCTCTCTCTTTTCCTGTTTTGGTTCCGGCGCTACTTCTGGCGTTTGATTTTGTGCTGCCATGTTAGGCCACGGGCTGATACTTTCCCTTTCAGTGACAGACCGCTCAGGCTCCAAGCCGAGGAATTTCCCTACAAACTCGCTAACAAAATTCGATCCGTCGCTGACATAAACATGCATACGGTCAAGATCTGCGGCTGTAACTGCGTGCGGGGCGATCATAATTCTCTGCTGGTGGAATCCGATATACATCACATTTACAGGGCGCTCAAGCGTTCCAGGCGTCGGAGCAATAACACCCATAATCCAGCAGTAGTGGATTTTTCCATCGCCTAAAGGCTCGCATCCGGCATTTAACCAGTTGACCTTTTGATGTGGAAACATCATTGACGCATCGGTAGCATCGCGGCGCAGACTCCAGGTTACACCGCCGATGTTGATACTGTTTTTCGGGCGCATACCGTTAAACTGAGTCACGCCAACGCCATTGCTAATGCTTTGCATATCGGATCACCTCTTACATATCTTTCATTCTTTCAAGCGCAACAATACAAGCGGCGGCTAATTCCTCTAGCTCTTTCCGTATGTCGGATTTTGAGCCTGAGGCTTTTTTCTCCATTAGCTCTTTGTATTCCATTTCAACAATTTGCATCATCCCGTCCGGCTTGCCCATATGAGCCGCCCAGGTGTGAGGATTGTTGTCGATTTTTTCCATTACATGAGCTATAGGAGAGTCGCCGTAATAACTATCACGCCTGTGCTTTATTTCATCATCACCGCCAATGTGAATGCGCGGCAAATGAATTTTAGGCATGTGGTAGCCAGCAATTACAATTCTCATTTCTCACCTCTTAGGTTAGCGCCCCTTTCGGGGCGCTTTTGTTATGCAACCGGAGGAGTTGCGGGAGTTGGGAGCTTGAAGTTAACAAGCTGGTAGATCTGCCCGATCTGGTTGGTCAGTGCGGCAGTCTGCGCAAGCTGGCTGTTTTCAAACTCTTTAGCGCGAAGCTGATCTTTCAGGTCGCAGATCAGAGTTGCCTGCTGCTGAGCGAACTGGTCGCGGATCAGAGCGCGGGTTGCTTCTGCTTCCGTCGAAATCGTGCGCTTAGTCTCGCAGCAACAAGACTGATCACGGAGTTGAGCCTCGTAAGCAAGACGCTGAGCCTCGTAGGACTGAGCACATATCGCGTTGCTGATAGTGTTCACGCCGGATGTGATCGCAGTGTTCAGACCAGCAAATCCCTGCACGTTAGCCAGGAGGTTTTGCGTGTTCTGGCTTGTAAGCCCGTTATAGGTCGATGTTGCTGAGCGCTCAACCGCCAGGTTAGTGCCATTTTGCCCCTGAATGGTCTGCAATCCGATGTTGTTTACGCTGGTTTGCAGGTTATTGATCCCATCAAGAACAGCGTTAGCGCCGAATGCAACAGCCGCGCCGTCACCGTAACCATAACCAGGACCGAAACCACGACCACCGAAGCCGCTACCGAACCACGAGCCAATCAGGCCACCAACAGCACCACCAAGACCAGCCGCGCCAGCCTCGCCTCCCATACCGCTAGTTGGTAATAGAGTCATATCAGACATTTTTGTTTCCTCTTTGTTGTTATGTAGCCCCTTGCTACAAACTCAATTCTACGCTGATAAAAACTCTTGACAATGAAAGAAGTGTATGAATTATAAATTATTTATTTTTATTCTGTTAATCTATGTAAGCGACAACAAAAAAGCGCAGCCGTAGCCGCGCTTTGTGGTTAGTTTACTGCAACGCTTTGATTAGCGCTTTTAATTCCTCAATCTCAGATTTGAGGTTGTCGATCTCCTCCTGCTGCTTTTCAACGATTCCGCCGATGTAGCGAGTTGCAAGCGCCGTGTCAAGAAGAATCACGTTATCATCAAGCGCAAGCGTATCTTCCCTGTAGTCCACGATCTCTGGCTTTTCATTCTCTCCGTCGTTCGTTTTCTTTGACTCGTCGAATATAGGAGCGCCAGGCACAACATGAACATATTCAGGATCTATCTTGTGCAAGTCCTGAGCAATCAGGCCGCGCCGCACTCGATTGTACTTGTCATTCTTATAGATGAATTTTGTAGGCTTAAACTGCATTACGTTGTCATATGACTCCTTACCATCGTCATATTCAATGTCGCGTTTCAGATCTCGATCTGAAATAGGAGTCCTGGAAAACTCAAAGCTTCCACCCCAAACGCCGCCTGATTCCCATGACATCAACTGACCGCTAACGTAGAAGTCAAAGCCCCTGTGGTAAGTATTATCGCCAGCCATATGAATTGAAACACTAGGCCAGTTTCCATTGCCGCGAGATATAGCCCCAAGAGAATAACGCAGATCATATCCGCCAGTCGAACGAGTGCCCCCAGCAACAACAGGAGAATAACCGCCGTCGTTGTTAATCACACTTTCGGCGTAGAATGGTGCGCCCATATAGGAAAAATCAAGACCCCAATGCCCCTGGATGCATTGCCCCTTAAACCCTCGCAGAGCCGCCAAGTGACCACCATAAGAGTTGTTGAAGTCGAACCATTTCCAGTCTGTGCCCTGGTTGTTAACGCCAAGTCTAACAGTCGAGATATCCGCTCCAGCGCCGCGAATCGCCCCTAACTGCCAGTAGCCGTTATACCAGTTACCTTGCAATAGGTTAACCCAAGATCCAACGTTGCCGTCACCAGTAACGTTTTGCAGGAAAATATTTTTATCTCCGCCGTCAGTTGTACTCATGCCAATATGGTTTCCCTGACCAGCCCAAATGCTTCCAGTGCATCCTACAGATCCGGTTTCAACCCTGCTTGCCCTCAGGTTCCCAATTCCTGAAAGATTGGCGTCCTCGTCGTACTGCAAATACTTGTCTTTACCGTTTCCAGACGTGTGGATTGTTGTTTTGCAAATGCCACCCTGAACCTCGC